TTAGGTGATTTCATCGGTAGGTTTGAGGATTTTGTCTTTTCTGATGTAATGATGTGTCATTCTTTTTGATGTATGCCCAAGTTGTTTTTGAGCTTGTTCATCGGTTGTCATTAGGGAAATATCGGTGGCTGCTTTGGCACGCATATCACGCATTTGTACTTTAGCGATTTCATCAGCAAGTTCAGGATATGCTTTCATTGCTCTCTCCTTTATTTCTTTAAAATGATCGCCCAAACTTCGCCGTTTTAATTTTTTTCCCCATTTATTGGTAAAAATCCAGTCTGATTCGTATCCCAATCTTTTATCTAAAATTTCTTTTAGCCGACCACTAATTTCAAATCTCACTTTTTTCCCTGTCTTCTGCTGAGTAATGTGCAGTATGCCGTCATAGATGTGTGAGTGGTGGATGTTGCAAATATCAATCGGCCTTTGTCCTAGCAAGTACGCTGTCTCGATAATATCTGCCATTCGTTCATCTGCAAATTCATAGATTTTATCAAGGATATAATCCTCTACATAAACCTCACGATATTTAGTTGGGAATTTTTTCACACCTTGCGATGGACTTGGAAGTGTTGTGTATCCCCATTCTCTTGCCATGTTCCAAATTGTGTTAAATAAACCTACCTCAATATTAGCAACAGCCGGCGTGTCTTTTCTCCATTGTAAATATTGACTGATGTGCTTTGGCTCAATTTTTTCGAGCGGTGCAGGTGGGTTACCAAAGAATTTACATAGCCAATGAATAGCCTGTAAATTAGATTGCCGAGTGTTTTTGGCTTTTTTGGTAGGGACAATTTCCAGCTCGTAGCGTTTAGCTACATCAATAAATAAAACGACTGGGGATTTTTTGCTATTTTCAAAATTGAGTTTAGCTGCTTCTAAAACGGCTTCATATTTATTTGTGCCCAGGGATTTTTCTTTGCCATTGGAGAGAACGTAAAAGTAGTATTCCACGATTTGCCCGTTCCCACGCTTTCTGCGACGACAGAGTAGGTTTTGTGGCAATCCGTTGTTTTCATATTTTCGAGGGCGTGCCATAAGTGCCTCCTTCTTCTCAATTTACGCTTTAAATGCATTTGATACCCAGTCAGAATCATTCGTTGCAATAGGTTTACGCTGTTTAGCCTGAGCATAATCACGGCGGACAACAGGGAATCCATTTGCATTTTCTTTAAATGGAATGCCCATAATGTTGAGTTGTTTTTTGATTAGATTTTTCTGCTTGCATTGAGTAATAAATTCAATCTCTTCACGAGAAAGGAAGTCAGTGTAGATGTTCATATTCTCTCCAAATAAACCCCTCATTTAGAGGGATTTGGTTAAATAATCGTTAAGTCGTTGAACCTATCGAAATGCTCACATTACCGATGCGGACAACATTTTCTTCGTTGGCTTCTAGGATTTCTCTCAACTTAGCATAGGTTTTGGGGCATCTTATTTGACCTTCCTCTTCGTTGTAGAGAGCCTCTAATGTGTGCCATTCTTTTGCAAGTGCAGCCCAAACTTTCCCAAGTTCAGCCATTTTTTCAATCCTATTTCGCAAAAAAGGGACTGTCTCCAACAACAGAAAGCAACGCCTGAAATCCGATACATCGTGTGGGTAGCCTTCTATTTTTGGTCTTATTCCGTAACCAAGGTAAAAAGCCATTGTTTTACTGCTTACCCCTGTCTCTCCATTGGCAAGCCACCAAGCGATTTTGTCTTCTATGTGCATTTTCTCTCCAAAAAATAACCGCTTGCGGAACAAGTTCTACAAGCGGTTGTCAAGTGTTCATTTGTTCAATGAACAGTTCATCAGTGGTTAATCTTCAATATCAATATATTCCGCTAACTCACTTCGAGCTTTTAAATAAGCCTTGCGAAGCCCGTGGAATTTTTCATCTTGGACTTCTTCAAAGTCACTATAACTGACGAAAGCGTATTCAAAACCTTCGTTTTCAATTTTAGTTTGAAGATATTCTTTGTCTTCTTCTGTCATTTCGTTTCTCCTATTGAGAGTGGATAAAAATAAACCCTGCACGGGCAGGGTTCAGGGAGGCATTATCGCTGTGCGATAGTGCATGGTTTGCCATCGCAGTCGTTGCGTAACTCTAAATGGTCGGCAGCAACTGCAAAGGCGGTTAAAAATAGAATAATTTTTGCGTATTTCATCGTCTGTTTCTCTGAATTTGGGTGTAAGAAACCCCTGCCGAATTTCCGTAGAAATAGCAGTCAGGGGGGCTTTGGGGATTACTCCACAATCATTTCGCTAAAAATCCGCATTAGGCTTTTCCATTGGTCTTGCGGTAGGAAATGGTTCGAGATTTCAGAGAGCGACAAAATACTGTCGGTGAATAACCGGTCGTTATTCTTCATTTCGGTCAGGTGATTTTTCAGCAATCCTGCCATTGCACTATGCTCGGGCAGTGCCGACAAGTAGGTGTGGATATGCGGTAAATCTTTAGTGAAACGGTGGTATTGTTTCAGTAGCAAGGCGAAGTTCATCATATTGAACCAATCCACATTGATTGTCTGTTTTGGTTGTGTGAGAAAATCGGGTTGCATACTGGCTACATAAATCAGAGCATCTCGTAAATCGCTACGTTTGATTTGCTTGTACTCAGCCACCCTGAATTTGTTTTTGGTTCTTGCCCAAATTTCACCGTAGCTGAGCTTGGTGCGTTCGTGCGTGGCTTTCACCGCATTTTGTAGCATATTCTGTTCTTCGGCAGTGATTGTTGGCTCTGCAAGCGGTGCGATTTGTTGATTATTTTGCAAAACTTCTTTATCTAAAATATCCAGCACCCATTTGCGGAAGTCTTTGGCGACTTTGGTGTGGCTACGCATACCTAATAGCCAGCAACCACGCAAGCTGAAAATTCTGACTTTCTGCATACCGCTAGCGGTATCCATATCAATGATGGCTGTCATTGATGGAGTAAATTCATCTTTGTTGCGTTCGTACAGCTTAGATATATCAGACGATGGATTTTTATAACCTAACGCTCTGCCAACTTCTAAGGCGGGCATCCATTTTTGATTATTCTGATCGATAACGGAAAGTGTAGTGTTTTGGAAAGTTAATGTTGTCATTCTGAATTTCTCATATGTAAGTTTAAAAACTCATCACGAGTATTGCAGTACTGGTGATGAACTAGGCAAGGTCTGCAATAACCGTCCATACGAGACAACGGCAGATCTTTCGATCTCCTTACCTAGCCCATCATTGACAACATAGGGGATTTGCAAATTGCAAGCGCCTAGTTTTAGGGGGTACTTCCAAATTGGAAGTGCCTTGATTTGACTAGATTCCGGCTATAAAAAAAGTCGCATTGAGCGACTATCATTCTTCACCGCTCGTATGGTATTCAGGAATTGCAGTTCCCGACTTTACTGTTGAAAGTGCGGTTATCTTAGCCGAAAGGGCGGTTTTTGTCAATTAGATTTTATTCTTCAATTAGCAATGGCTTTTCTTTCAGTTCTTCAATCGCTCTGGTTTGTAACAGCGAGCTCATTTGCTGAATAGCCAAACGGTTGAGCATTGCCAGTCGCTCTTCTTGGCTGTAACCTTGCTCAATTAGTAGGGCGTTTTGGCTTTCCAATGCAGCAAGGACGGTAAGTTGCTCAACGGTAGCGTGGTCTCGCATATTGCCTTTCAGGTTCGGATTGCGGTCTTTCCACTGTTTTGCCGTTTGTCCGAAGAGAGCTTGATTGAGAATGTCCGCTTCGCTGGAATAAACGAAGTATGTTGTTTTGTATTCAGCAATGCCGGTATGATGTGATCTTTGATGGCATCAGTATGAATGCGGTAGTTCGCCTTGCTTAAAATGTGTTTTACGCTCCATTCGAGCTTACTTTCGTTCGCTTCTTGCTGTTTGAGGCGTTGGAACTCTTTGATGAGATAGAGCTTGAACTCGGGGCTAATCCACATCGCAAATTCAAGAGCGATGTCTTTATGGGCATAAGTGCCACCGTATCGCCCCGCTTTGGCTTGCAAGCTAATCGCATTCGTTTGAGCAACAAATTCTTTGACGCTGATTTTGAAACGGTTTAAGCCGGATTGATTTTTAATTGTGGCGAATTCGCCATAATTAAAATTCGGGTTGTTCATTTCTTCCCAAATGCCGATGTATTCAAGGGTATTGCGGTTGCGTAACCAGTCGCTAATGAAGAAATCGCCGTCTTTGGCTCGTAGCATATCAGTAAGGTTGATGTAATCTTCGCCATCACGAGCGGTTACTTTGACCTCCACGCCTTGTACAATCATTACGCTATTTGCCATTTCGTTTCTCCGTTTTTAGGTACAAAAAAAGCCGTGAAATACGGCTTGAAAGTGCGGTTATCTTAATCCGAATTGGGGGCGGTGTCAATTAGATTAATCCGTATAAGTATGGGACCAAGTTAAAGAGTAGAACTACAACACATAACCAAAAAATGAAATTCATATCTTGCTCAGTTTTGATTTTGTGTAAAATACGCTTAAGTTTGTTTTTCATTTAGGAAACCTTTAATGTTTAGTTTATCTAATCGTTTGGTGTCTGTCATTGGTTGTCCTTTGGCAGCTTTGGAAGTGGTTGCCAGTGGGTTACTGCAATCACATCGTCATCAAGCCCATATTGATTTACACTAAGAAAATACCACTCGTTATCGGCAAGTTCTCTTGAAACTATTAAAATTAACTGCATTCCTGAAATATCGCATAACCCTAGCACATCCGTTTCAATAGGTGGTAATTTGTCCTCAATGGAAATCCAGCCGTTGTTTTCTTTACTCATTTTCTTAAATCCTTTACAGTAATTTCAAATTCAGGCTCGCCATTTTCTTTTGAGATAATGATTGGGGAGCCAAACTTCAAACAGTGTTGAACTACACATAATAGAGCCGGCATTGTCACATCTTGCTTTTCAGTTCATAAATCGCCTTTTTTATTGACATAGCCTGCATAAATTTCATTTGTGAGTGGCGATACACCTAGTTTAATTTCTTTCATTTGCTTTCTCTTTTGGTGGCTCGGGAAGAGGTTGCCAGTGGGTAACACCATAGACAGGCTGAATACCTAAGAATCCACCCGGCTTGAACCAGCTCTCGCCATTGAATTGAGCAATCATAATAAAATTGTTTGTTATCAAGACTTCTTTGCGGATTTCTGGCAATCTGTCTTTGACTGAAATCCAGCCGTTGTTTTCTTCATTCATTTTCTTTCTCCAAAATAACAATAATTCTTGATGTTTTATATTTCTCGTACAAGTATGCGGACGAGAAAATACCAATGGTTGAGAGAATAATAAGCACACTATCTCATGCTATTCTTAAGTGCATCTAACCACGCTCTAGCATCTTCTGCTGAAGCGAAATATAACCCTTGATCAAATAGTTTTTCTATATAAGAATGTGTAGGGAAATTTGATTTTATCACATTGAAATTATCGCCAATAAACCACATTCCATCTCTTGGTTCTTTTAATGGACAAGGAAGAGTGAGAGTTACTGTAGGTCTTGGTTCTTCCCACATACCAACAATATCATATTGAGCTATTGTTCCATCATTGAAATGAGATCCGCTAACAGCCCACGATACTTCTGACAAAAATACATTTTCTTCATCAACTGTATACCCTTGTACTTGGTGGTCTTTATTATCTCTAATATAGTCATCACTAATTAGGTATTTTACAAATGCCTTATCATTATTTCTTAGTTTTACTGGCTCACCTGCCAATGCTTTATTTAAATCAAATGGTTTCATTTTATTCTCCAATAAAAAAGCGACTGATTAAGTCGCTTCTCCTAAAATTCTGCTTTTTGCTACCTCAATCAGTAGCTGATATTCCCGCTTCGTTTTCTCATCGTGAACTTCGGCGTTGTCATACACCCAAGCATTTCCTAAATGTTTTAGGTTGCTCTCTTTTTCAATATAGCCGCCAAGTGTACCTGCAAAGACTGTTCCAAATGTGGTTATGGCTTTGATGCGGTAGAGTGTTCTGCCGTTGTGGTTGATTGTGTCGTTTTGGAGTAGTTCGTATTTCTTTTGGGTTGTCATATTGGCTACCTATTAAAAAGCCCCTTTCGGGGCGATTGAATTAATTCATAGCTTCTTGTATAAGCTTGTCGTAATACTTACTGGCTGCTTTCACTCTGTCTTTGATTTTGGCAATGATGGCTTCATCACGCTTAACCGTCACGGTGGTAATGCGTTTTTGTTGGGGGATTTGTTCCACAAGGTCAATCAGCTTTTCTGTGCTTTCGTAAGTACCGATAAGGTCGATTGGAGTAGGGAATAACACAAAATCGATTTGAGCCTCTTCGCAATCCCACAGCCACATATAGCCTTGCATTTGAATGTCATATCCGGCTTTTTCGGCTTTGGCGATGGCTTCGTCTGCAAAAAACGGGTGCGTGCCGATGTCCCAACTGCATTTTGTATCGATAATCAGCTTTCGGCTTGGTACATAAATATCACACTCGCCTGAAATCCAATCGTTTTCTCGGCGTTCGGTGTTCTTTTTTAGAACCAGGCCACGAGTAAAACCGCTTAACTTAATGGCTTGTTCTTCTAGCTGATTGCCTTTTTCAGTGTATTTGTTGCCGTCAAAGGATTGATAACCGAATAGGTCAAATTTAGCCACTTCACGCACCGCTGCTTTTGCGGTGTCGGAAATCAGTCCGGCTTCACGGTCGGCTTTGGTGCGAGGTTCGCTCATTAGTTGGTGGAGCATTGAGCAACGGGGTTTGAATTTATACATTTGATTGCTGTTCATTTTCTAACTTCTCCAACTCCGCATATTGCTCTTTGTTGAACTCGTAGCCGTTATCGCACATATCTTGCAAGGTGCTTTCTTTGTTGATGATGGTTTGTTTGCATTTCTCAAACACCTCATCGCTGACCTTGAGTTCGGTAAATTCCGCCTCTTGGATTTCGTTGTCAGGGTAGGCAAATTCTGCATTTTCAACATCTTTTACGACCGCTTGATCTGCCAAGACCGCTTGTTGCATTTCCACTGATAATGGAGCTTGTTTGGAAAGCAAGAGCTTCATCACAGTTTTGAGAGCCATTGCCTCAAAGTTGTCGTGCCATACGCCGTAGCCTTTGCGGTAGGTTTGGCTGTAGCGGTTGGCGTGGTCGTGGACTTCTTGCGTGGTCATATAGATTTCGGCGGTAAATTCATTTATCAGTTTGAAATAAGCGTAATAGCCAATCGGTTTTTCATCTTTAGCCGGTTTTTGTTTCCAATCGAACTCGTAACCGTTGATGGGGTCTTCGGCAAGCAGTTGTTTTTCATACACCGGCACGGCAACAAGGCGTTTAAATTGCCCGCTACGTTGAGCCAGTTGAATTAAACCTTTGTAGCCAAGTTGGAATTGAGCTTCGGTTTTTTTCTCTTTGCGGTTTTGGTACGGCACAATGTAGGCAAAACCTAAGCCGTTTTGTAATGCCAAATTAAGCGTTGCTGCCATACAAGCGGCGTTGAATACGCTCATCGGTTCGGCATTGCGTAACATTGAGTTACTATTCACAATCTGCAACACGCTTGTTGTAAACGTGGCTGCGTTTTTGTTTAAAAGCTCTTGTAGTTTTTGCTTTACATTCGGGCTTTCAAATAGGGTTTTAATCGGGAATTTATCTTGCTTTTGTGCTACTTGTTGATTTTGGTTTGTCATTATCTTATTCCTCTAAAATTCATTTCTGTGTTTGTTCTGTTCGGCCAGGTAGGCATTAATTGCGTTACACCAGCCATCAGAACCGGCTAGGATAGTAGCAACGGTTTCAAAGCCGTTGTTTTCTAGCACATCTATAATTTTCTCCTCCACTAAGAGGAAAGCCTCTTCGCTAGGGTCTTCTTCTGGTTGAAGTGAAGCATCTGTGTAGTCTTCGTATCCTATCATCACACTTTCTCCGTTACTTTAAATTCGCAAGTTTCAGGCTTGCAGGTGCTTTCAGGGATAAGCTCTTCATTGCATTAGGAGGGTGATGGCAACCATAAAAAGCAGGGCGTATAAGCCGTATGTAATCCATTGTCTAAGCATGTTTAGCATTGTTTGCCTCTTGTGTACGTTTTACCATTTCGGCAAGAGCGTTGAAGAAATCAGTTTCAAGGGTAATTGTTTCGGCACTTGCTCGTCTGTCTAGGTGCAGGCGAATATTGCCGTTGCTATCCACAAAGTAGCCGTTTAGCCCGTAGGGTGTGAAAGGTTTGCGTTTTGGTTTTGATGGTTTAGGCTTAACCTGTTCAGGATCTTCCTCAATTTGTTCAAAAGTGTAATTGTACATAATAGGCTGATGACCCCTGATTTCAGGATAATTAGGCAAATTAACGGCTTTGGTTTTATTCAGAGCTTCAATACGCTTATTTAATGCCTTAATAGCGTTAATTTCAGACATCATCTCTGCCGTGCTGATTTCTTTTATGCCGTTTAATATAACTTCTCCGAAGTAGCGTTTTGTATGATTATTTTTTAATAAGCGGATAGTATAGCTTTCTACTTTATTGCGTTTCATTTCAGTAACTCCTTGATTTGGCTAATACGATACTCAATCACCTCAAGCATTCCGTTTTTTTGGATTTTACGTTGCTCAAGGTTTGATAATTCTTCTCTTAATGCTTGGCGGTTGATTTGGTGTTGCATAAATGCAGGGGAATCAATTTGTTTCCATTGTTCTACAAAGGATTTTGCCTGTTCAGGGCACTTGAAGCGTTTGCGTATTCTTGAAATCTGCACCCACACATCATTGATTTTTTGCTTTATGCGGATATCCGCTCTCCAGCAATCGTGGCGTTTATGCTTAATGTTGTGGCGAAAGCCTTTCGTGGAGCTGTCGTGCCATACACTGGTATAAATACTAAACGTCGTCATTTTTTACTCCTTGTGAATACTAAATTCATTCAAACAATGCTTATTTTTCAAGAATTCATCTAAGCACTCATCAAGAGTTAGCTCGTATTCTTTAAGAATGCCATTTAGTTCAATCAGAATCCCAGAGCATTTGTTAAATAAATTAATCCTGATTGTATTTTGGTTTTGTTCTTTTTCATTGCTGTCCACTAACCAAGGAGCAAACCAAGCAAATTGCGAGGTATGATGTAACATACGTATCGCTCTTTGCTCGGGTGGGGTTGTTCCACTAGCTTTCCACGTGTGAAGCTCTAAGTCTTCATCGAACTGGATTTGATGGTTAATGATGGTGAGTAATGTAAAAATTTCTCCCGTAGCCGTTTTAATCTTCTGTTTCGCATTATTAACGACTCCAGAACATAGTTTCCCCACTGATGCAGCAAGATGAAGACAGTGTTTTTGAGTAAGTTGAATATGGGTTAAGCCTTGTTGTTGTGCCAGCTCAATAATCATGTTGTATTTAGCTTCCATTTTTCGTTCCTTTTTTAGTCAAAAATCTGAATTTTAGGTGTAAAAAGCCCCTCCGCAGGAATTACGGAGTGATTACGCAAAGTGAGTTGCGGAGGGGAAAGGAGAATTAGAATCGGCTGTAATATTTTCCTTTCATTTTTACGGCACGAATGGAAGGCATAATGCCTGTCCATTCTTCTACGTCCTCGCACATTTCGCTGAGGATATGATAGGAATAGTTGTGGTGGTTAAAGCAGTTTAATGCTCTGCTATGCTTTTTAAACCATTGTTCAGACTGCATTGTCTCAAACAATGGCGTGAGACTTTCGATGAATTTGTGCTGTTCTTCGGCGATGTCCCAAAGTTTGGCTAGGTGGTCGATTTCCATTGCGGAAAATTCTCTGGTGTAGAGATATTCACCCTCTGCTGCTCGGGTTGTGCCTTGAATTTTGCGAGGTTTTTCCGGCAAGGTAAGCGGTAGGTTTTGCTGAGAATTTTGCAACGTATATTTACCAGTCTTGCGAATTTGTGGCAGAACTTCTTCAAATACCCACGCTTCAAATTTTTCCGCTTCGGGTTTGCGAGATTTGATAATCAGTCGGTATAGGTTTGGTTCGTTGATGAAAGTTAATTCCTGATTTCCGCCTTTTGTAGGGGTATAGCGTTTTGCGATACCCTTTGGCTTACAGTGTTTTGCTAAAGCATCAGGAGCATTTGAATAACCTAAAACATCACAGACATCTGTGCCACAAAACCAAAATTCTTGATTTGGATCGATAATGACACGAACAGCAGATGAATTGAAATTGAAAACAGGGAATTGAACTTGATTTGACATAATTTTGTACCTTTCGTTTTTAGTTAATGCCACTTAGTAGGTGGCGGGCTTCAACTACCAAACGAAAGATCGGCGGAGCTTATTCCCCTTTCGGGTGTTCTATTAGGCTCTCTCGACCCGCCATAGTTTTAGGGCATTTCCTAAATTTTGGGTACAAAAAAACCGCTGTTTTGTCGGAGCGGATAACCGACTTTCGTTTAGTAGTGCGGTTATCTTAATCCGAAGTTTGGCGGTTGTCAACAAAAAAGCCTCAATAATATATGAGGCTATTCAGATTCCCATTTCGTTGCAAGCCATTCAAATTCACAAAAGAGCTTGTTGTTATTGTTGTTGATTCTGCGAAGCTCCATTATGTAGGGCTTGAGCGTGTTCCAGTCTTTAATGACACTGCTTTTGCTCATTCGCTTATATACCGCTTCATCAAATAAGTCTTCCTTGATACCAACACAGATAAATTCAATCGCATTAAGCACATCTAAAACAATGAAATTCTGTCTTTTTTGCTCTGCTGTGGCATTTTTATCATTTAATGCACACGCTAGAACAGTAAGGTTTACACCGCTATCACGCATAGCCATATAGGCTTTTCTGCGTTTACGGTAGTATTCGTTGCTGTTATTGCTGATAAGGAGTTCAATGGTCGATTTTTGCTTATGTTGCTTGCGAAGCTCTTTAAGCTGAGACCACGCAAAAAAGGCTAAGTACCCAGTAAATAAACAAGTACCTAGCCCGACTATTGTGTTCAGCTCTAATTTATTTAAAAGCTGTAAAAGGTAATCCATTAAACCTCCCAGCCCTCATTAGCAATTAATGTAAAGTTAGCTAAATTTTTCATATTTCACTCCTAGATGATGAAGATTATTGTAACTTAGACGAAAAAAGCCTACTCAAGTTCCCTTGGTAAGCTGTTTTGTCATCTAAATTATTACAAAGAACAAACAATTATTGTCAGCATTACTGTCAATAATATTTAATGACGTTATATTAATCCGACACCGTCATGATGTCAAACCTTTTAACCGCTCTTTTTAAGTTGTAGCAGTTACACAACTTAGCCATTCAAAACTGCTCTACACGGTAGGTTTCCACTTCGTAGGCTCGTCATCGATGATGTGCGTAAAGCGGTTTTGGATGGCGACCGCAGAGAGATTCGAACTTTCGACCCACTGCTTAGAAGGCAGCTGCTCTATCCACTGAACTATGCGGTCAAAGTACCGTTGCTTAACCCCAACGGCAGGGTTTACTTCAATCTAAGGAGGATGGCTTTCACCATCTCAAACCGCTCTCTAGTCCATTCGTTTCGCTGGATAACGGCACTTTGGGAAAACATACGCAAAAAACCAAAGTGTGATTATCGGGCTAACTCTTTGTTGAGAGCGGTTTGAGATGGTGGCTCTTTTATACTTGTGAGCAGTCAAGTTTCCTTATTGTCTCTCACAACTCAAATAAGGATTAAGTTATGAAAAATAATATTTTAATTACTTATGATTTAAATAAATCAGGGCAAAATTACGCAGCACTCATTGAAAAAATTAAAACTCTTGGAGCTTGGGCTAAAGTACAGCAGTCAGCTTGGTATCTTCATACTTCATATTCCTCAAAAGAGGTTTTAGAAATGCTAAGCACCGTAACTGATTACAATGACTCTCTTTTTGTTGCTCAATTATCCGAGGCTAATTGGAGAGGATTATCCAATGAGGTTAGTAAATTTATTCAAGAACAATGGTGGAAATAGACCTATTCGCAACTTCCATTACCTGTATTTATTCCGCTTTTATTGATTGTTTCAATTGCAGAACAACATCGTGATGCAAGCATTTCTGGGTCCAAGCAACCATTTTCTACAGCTTTAAGTACAGCCTGTTTGATATGGTATTTATCCTCATCAGACAGGCCATTCTCTACAACCTTTAATTCCAAATCTTTAGGGCTTCCTAGTTGTTCATTTAAAATAACAACTTTCGCAATTTCAAAATTTTTGTTTTTCATAATTTACCTCTAGTTAAATATTCCAAAACACACTTTCTCAAATATGCTTTGGAATTTGAAATGCCGTCTCTCCGAGCTGTCACGCAATTTTAGAGCTGCGTTTGCACAATTTGAATTTCGGTTACTCCCTTGTGTCTCAATGTACACGCCCAGACTTTCACCTAAACCGCTATAAGGGTATATGCTTGTATTCCTTTGCTTGCACCAAAGGGCATAACGCTTTGAAGTAGTGGGCGTTTTAAGGGCTGCCTCCGACTTTCGTCTTCCTACTTTTCACCATTAGGCTTAAAGCGGTTTTGAATTTGATTTTTAAAGAACATTGAGCCGTAGCTCGTTTTGATGGGAGAATAATACATTATGTGTCAAATTAAGATCAATACAAAAAGAGTGAAAAATTATACAAAATGTGTTGATTGGCTATTTTTTAATCTATTAAGGGTAAAAAGCCCCTTCCGGGGCTTGTGATTATGAATTGAACCATTCAAAGATTTGTTGCTTGAGTTCAGCGTCTTGAATTGTGGGGTAGCGAGCAAGTAGGGTTTCTTCAACAAGGCGGAGGATTGCCGCTTGTTGAGTGGTTGCCTCGGCTTGTTCTGCTAATGGGCTTTGCAGTTGTTGCAATGCCGGTAGGGCTGTTAAAATAAGCTCGTGTTGTGTGCGAGCTAATTTTAACAGGCGAACCAAGAGGCTCATTTCTGCGGTGGATAAGCATTCGGCAGTTGAGCTAAGTGTGTGATTTGATGTTTGAATAGTATTTGACATAGCGTCCTCCGTTGATCTAAAAACAAATTGCCCTGAACATTCAGCGACATTGTGTGAAGTGAGGCTTTTTTAGATCGGTACGCTGTCGATATGATGTTAAAATAATGCAAATGAAGGTTATTGTCTGTGATCAATTTCATATTTTGAGGATAAAAAATGGATAAAGCATTTAACGATGAATATCACCCTTTAGCGACCGATTTGATTAATGATATTTTCACGGTGCAAGGGATTTCAAATCGGGGCAGAATAGCCCTTATTCGCCAGTATGCGGAGCTGTTGGTGCGGTCTTTACTCGGCGTGTCATTTTCAGAGCGTATTACGCTGGGCGATAAGAAAACCACTCGTGCGTTGGCGGAGTTAAAAGCCAAAAGGCAGCACTATTACGAGCTGGCGGTAGCGGTGGAATATATTCGAGATGTGGGGAATGCCGCAACGCATACACTCTACACCGGTGAGATTTCGGGGAAGATGGTAAATAAATCACTATTCACTTGGCACAAATTTATGCCTATTATTTCGTTGAGTACTTTCACAAATATCCGCTTGGCTCGAATGCTGCCGCCTTGGTGTTGTTTGGGTTGTTGCCGCCTCGTTTTCGCTTGTTGGTGTTGATCCGATTGCATCGTCAATTTCCTCAAAGTTATGCCATTGCGGAAAAGATGATTATTTTATTGTTTAAGGTGCATGGCATTGAGCGAATGACATTATGGGTGGAACGAAACCGGCGTAAGCTGGAGCAAATAGATCGGTTGGCGGTAGAAAATGAAGAACAGGTGACGCAGTTTATCGAAAAAGAGTACTCCGCTTATGATTTTGCCCTTGCTCAAATGGGGGCGAACATTCACCCTGTACCATATCAGGATTTTGACGTGGCGGCAGCTCGTTATCGTGAATATGTATCGGAAATGAGCGTGCTGCAATCGCCGGAGATTGTAGAGCTGAAAGGGATAATGGATTTTGTGTATTTGGGGGTGAGGCAAGAAAAAGCCCGCTGATGGCGGGCAGAAAATTTAGTGAATATCCATAATCGTCAGTTTGATGATTTCGCCGTCTTTTATGGTTGCTTTGCCGGTTACTTTGATTGCTTTGTTTTGAGCAAAGGCTTGTAAATAAGGATTCTCTGCACTGCCAAATAGCGGATCTGAAATCACCGCATTTGTGCGTTGCTCAGCGTTATTGATGTTTACTTTACAAGTTGCTTTAACTTTATCCAGCTCTGAAATCAGTATATCAAATACCTGAATCCCGGTTATTTCATTTTCAGACAAGGACATAATCGATTCTTTGTCTGACTCATTAATTATGCCTATAGACTGCTTGGTTTGTGTATCAATAATGGAGATTGTTTTACAACTTTCCCCGATTGGCGAAACAGCAAGTCTTGCTGCAGGGCGAAGCTCTTCCGCCATTTTTTCAATGGTGGAAGCCAGTCTTTCAATAACAGCTTGATCTCGATTACCCAAAGCCTCTATAGCCTTGTCTAACGAGTCTTTCAACATTTTCATTTCTTCTGTTTTTGCCTTGTTTCGCTGGAAAATATAAGGGATAACCGCTGCAAGCAGTATGCCAAATGAACCGGATAATATCTGATTCTGTTGAGCCCAGTTTAATACCATATCAACCGAAAAGCAATTCGCTCTGACTTCTTGTGCATAAGTTTTCACGCTATGCATAGAAAAACTTTTAGAGTAGGTTTGAGTAACTGAAAAATGACCAGCAGTTGAAATGATGCGAGCAAAGCCTTGTAAGGCTTCGCCGAGGCTGTAAAGATCAACCTGATGCTCTGTTGCATCCAATCCGTCAAATCTAAGGGTTAATCGGGTTATTTCTGTTGGCATTGTTACTCCTTATTAATTATCTCGGCGGCTTAATAATGGCGGCGATGTATTCCATTGTCTCAATTTGGCTTGGGTCAAAATCGGTATCTTGTTGCATTGTATTAGGATCAGCATATCGCCATTCTTTATTTCTGCCGGTCAGTAATACCCTAATCATATATCTGCCGTCTTTGAGTTTAATCAACACTTCATCATAGCTTTGGAGCTTCGCTCCCGGCTCTACCACGATATATTCGCCACTCACAATGCGAGGCTCGAGTTTTTCGCCATCAATCCGTACTGCATAGGCACGCACATCTTGAGAGAAGTAATGTAGTGACAATTCGTCTTCTAGCGTTAATTTCTCCCCGATGTCCTGCCCCCTAAATTTTAAGGCGGCACTGACTTTGAGTTGTGGTGTATTTGTATCAAAAATACCTGAGGTCAAAGAAATTGTGGCGTCGGTATGTAATACCACATCGACAATCCCTAATCGCTCCAATAATTTAGCAATAGTGTAAATATCCGCTTCTCTACGGTTACTAAGCCAATTCCCAACCGTTGCTTGAGAAACCTCAAATTCATCTGCCAACTCAGCTTGTGAAAGCCCTAGGTTTTTACGTCGCTGTTCAGCTAATTCATACCAGTGTATTCTTTGTTTACTTTGTATATCGACTATTTGGCTATCTGAATTAAAGGTAACTTGAGTTATGCCTAATGCGTGGAAAATTTTTAATATGGTTGCTAGTTCAGGCTCACGTCGTCCATTTAACCAATTTCCAACAGTGCCTTGCTCAACGTTTAATTTATCCCCCAGCTCTACTTGGGTAAGCCCGCATATTTTCCTCTGCTGCTCTGCGAACTCATACCATTTCATTACCGAATCACCTTACTCTCTTTCGCAAAGCCTTCGATTCGATACATTGTGATTGCATCTTCCTCAACAGCCATACGCAACATATCTTGATTCAGGTCGGCTAAGAAAACGGGGTCGCCCTCTTTTTTCGCTAGTTCGACTAAACGTTTGATTGCATATTCTTCCGTTTCTTTGAAATACACCAGCACTTCGTCTGTTTCGAGTGGTTTTTTATTTGGATCGATCACCACAAATTCATTGCGGCGAATACGAGGACTGAGAGCCGTGCCTAAAATTTGATAAGCCTCTGAACGAGGGGAAGAGGCTCTAAAATCAATAAATTGTTTTTGCTCAGCGGTTTTGAGTGTCGCCTTTTCTACGGCATTGCCCATTTCGGGGAAGCCGAAAGCGAGCGAGCCTTTTACCGGCACACCTTCAATTTTATTGAGTTTATAGCTTTCTCTTACAGACATTAAACAGTCTGCACTATGTAGTGTTACGCTATCAATGCCTACTAAGTAAAGCATTTTGGCTATTTGGTCGAGGTTTGGCACTCTACTTTCATTTAACCAACTTCCTAAACCAGAAGATGAAACTCCCACTCGCTCTGCAAAAACAGTTCGATGAATATCCAGCTCTTTAATTCGACGTTTAACAATGTCATTCCATTTCTCTTTCATAGGTGCATTTTACCTCATAAAACCAGTAAATAAGTTATCTCCTCTTTACAATAAATAACACTAAATGTATTATTGCACATTAAGAGGTTTTAATTTATGAATAAAATTAGACAATTCCGGCGGGCTATAGGGTTATCTCAACAAGAATTAGCGTCTGTAATTGGTGTTACCACTGGTGCTATTGGATTCTACGAAAGAGGTTTACGAGAACCCAACCTAGCCACGATTAAAAAACTTGCTGAAGCCTTAAACTGCAAGCCAGCGGATTTATACCCGGTGCTTGAAGGTTAGTTTAGGCTTTTGGCTGAAAATGAAAACCACAAAAAACGATAGGAAATTATGACGATGAAACAGACGATTATCGAGATGATCGAGAGTTGCACCGGTGGCAAATCGGCTGTAGCCGGCTTTCTTGGATTTACTGAGAGCGAGCTAAACAACCGCTTATACCAAACCAAAGGACAACGCTTTAAGGACGAAGAGCTGATTGCGATTGAGCAGGAATTTGGCGTAAGCCATTGGAGTGATGAAATTAATCGTCAGCTTGGCAAGGTGGCGTTTTGTGTGCCGAATGCAGACGAGCTAGATGCGGAGGAACTTTCTGAACTGCAGTTACACGAGCTTGCGAAACGAGGCTTGTTATTTGCAGAGCTGGAAAAGGCATTGGCGGACGGCGAGGTTACTCAAGCCGAGGCTGAGGTATTAAGTAAGCTATTAAACCGTTCGCAATGTGCAACGGCAAAGGTGATTACAGCAACCATTGAGCTGTATAGCAAACGTTAGGCAATAAAAAACCACCGCTGTAACGGTGGCTCTTTAAAACTAAACAACGAAAGGTATTTTCGATGAATCAATTATTAAACATTTCAGAACAGAAATCAAGCATTACGATGAGTAGTCGTGAGATAGCAGAGTTATGCGAAAAAGAACATCGTCACGTTTTAAGAGACATTAGGGCTTATGTTGGTGCTATTATCCAAATGGAGAGAGGAATTAATGTTAAATCTCTTGATTGGAGCGGAAAAGAGGGTGTAGAACTTTTTGGACATACCCCTATTGGCGGAGTTATATGTCGATATGAGGTTAATCCTCAAAATAATCAAAGTTACCCAATCTATTACCTAGATAAATCAGCAACGCTGACAATTATCTCTGGCTACAATATTTTGCTTAGAAAGAAAATTATCGACCGCTGGCAAGAGCTGGAAACGCAAGTGCCGCAATCTTCTAAAACACCTCATATTCCACAAACGTATGCGGAAGCGTTACGTTTGGCGGCAGACCAAGCAGAACAAAATCAGTTATTGCAGTTAGAGAACAAGCAAAAGACCGAAGAGAACAATGCACTGAAATCGTACTTTGAACCTGGTTTAACACCAGCCCAATTTGTGAAAGGGCTGAATGGCGTAAACAGCAACAAAATTAATGATTATTTGCGAACTCGTGGCTGGTTATACAAAGAAAAGCATTGTTGGCGAGTGTGTAGCCAAGTTCGGGATAAGTATCTAACGGAATCATTTAAGCGAATTGAGGTTGATCCTGTAGAGCGTATTGAGATGACTACCTACAAGCCAATTTTGCTTGAGAAAGGTGCGGTTAAGATTTTTGAGGCTTATTTACAAGGTAAGTTACCAATGAAAGCTGATTGGAACGGCAAATATTATCACAGTAAGGTGGCGGTATGAGATTCACATCAACAATAAACAACGTCCGCTTAGTGGAGTGGGAAATCAACATCACGCAGGGGGCATTGGTCGATTTAATCAATCAAGCCTCCAGTTGGGCAAAAGCGGTGGTTATTGACGGCATAACCTATTACTGGATGTCGTTTAGCAAAGTGTGCGAAGAGTTACCTGCTGTATTTAGCAAAGAAGATACGGTTTACCGCCAATATAAGGTGTTGAAAGAAAAAGGCATTATCGACCACTTCAAAATGGACGGTAAAGATTATGTCCGTTTAACTGAAAAAGGTTGTGAATGGAATAAATTCGAGCCGATCCGAGAGTCGGAAAAAAATCCGAGTGTCGGAAATCAATCCGACCAAGCTCGGAAAAATTTCCGAGAAAGCTCGGAAAAAAATCCGACAGATAATAATACTAATTATAAAAATAATAATGATCATACTACCCCCCTTAATCCCCCAACGGGGGAACCTGCCCCGGCTGAAGTTGTATTGAATTATCTCAATTCGGCTTTGGCAACGCTGGCGGCGCAACTTGGCGAGCGTAAGCCTGTGGGTTACTCACTCAAGCCTTGGGTGAAAAACATCGCTGCACGCATTCGGGAAAGTTCGGTGGCGGACTGTTGCCAAGTGGTGGACTACCTTGTCGCTAAATGGGGACGAGATGAAAAAATGCGTGAATATCTCTGCCCTAAAACGATTTTTCGCCAATCGAATTTTGCGGATTATCTGCCTAAATCAAAAGCTTGGGCGGATAACGGCAAGCCTGTTTGCGTAAATGGTAAGTGGGTTGCACCAGCAGAGCTTGAGAAACGCTTGATTATGCCAACGGTAGAAGAAGTACGAGCATTGTTCCAGAAATCATTGAGTGGCAATCCGTTTAAAGCGTTGGACTTTACCAACAAACGCAATTTAGTGATGTACCACGCCACTATCAACACCAAAAACAAGCGACCACTTGAGCGAGATTTGCCGATGATTATCAGCCAAGAGATTAAAAATGCCGTTGAGCGTATCGACCGGCTAAAAGTACCGACATTTTCGTAAGGATTAGACAATGACAGATTTTGATAGAGACACTTGGCAAACGCCAAAGTATTTGCGTAATTGGCTAAATCATCGCTATGCGTGGTTTCACATTGACGGTTGTTCTAACGGCAAAAACGCATTGTATAGCTACTGGATTGGCAAAGCGGCAGAAGGCTTGGACGAAGACACGCTAAGTGGTCAGATTGCCGAGGATTTCTTGGCAGATAACTTGCTCGATGTGATCTTGGAATGTGTGGCAGATTGGGGCGAATTACTGCGTATTTTCGTGAATCCGCCATACAGCAACCCACTGCCGTTTGTACAACGGGCGGCAGAGCTGAAAAAAGCCGGTCATATCGTAGTAATGCTTTTGCCGGCAGATAAATCTACCCGTTGGTATCAGGTTATCCAAGAAAATGCCAGTGAGGTGATCGACATTATCGGTGGGCGTATTAATTTTATTAATCCGCTCACAGGCGAGGAAGTGAAAGGCAACAACAAAGGCTCGATGGTGGCGGTGTTTGATCCGTTTGTGGAGGGAATAGTTACCCGTCAAATGCCGCTGGATAAGATTAAGGAACTGGGCGGTTATGAAGGATAACGAAGGCTGGGATGGTTTAGATGGCTAAATATCAAATGATGAAATTGCCGGGTGGAGTGTTATCTCCGGCAAGTGAAGCGGACGAAGAGAGCTTAAAAGCACTTAAAAATCACGAGCTTTATGATGTAGAAATTAACTTAAAAATCAATCCGGTGCTACACCGCAAGATGTTCTCTTTTTTCAAATTTTGTTTTGAACACTGGTGTGCAGAAAACGGTTTGCAGAAATTCTCGAATGAAAAGACACAGTTTGATGAGTTTCGTAAGGATTTACTGGTTCAAGCTGGACATTGTGAAATGGTGTTCAGTTTGAGTAATCCAAATGAATTTAAACTAGTACCGAAGTCAATTTCTTATAAAGAATTAGAAGATGACGTGAAACGTCGTGAGTTGTACGTGGCAATTACTAATGCCGCAATGGCAACAGTGTTTAAAGGATGTAATGATGAAAACATTATCAATCAGCTTTATTCGTATTTTTAATTTGGTGTAATTACAGGAAATTAAAATGAGTTTTTATTGAGTGGTTTGATAAAAGAGACAAAGGAGGTTGGAATGGCTAATAAGCCACCTAAGCAACACAAATGCAAAGAGTGCGGCGGTTATTACATCAAATTCCAAAGCACACAGCAGGTCTGTTCGGTAAAGTGTGCAATGGCAATGGGTAAACGTAAGACAGAGACTAAACGTAAACAGGCGGATAAGGCAGAGCGTAAAGAGCGCAAGCAGAGATTAGAAAAACTGAAAAGCCGTTCTGCTTGGTTGAAAGACTTACAAAATATTTTTAATAAGTTTATCCGTTTAAGAGATAAAGATTTACCTTGTATTTCGTGTGGTCGCCATCATCAAGGGCAATGGCACGCAGGGCATTATAAAACGGTCGGTGGCAATCCGGAATTGCGATTTAATGAGGATAACGTACATCGCCAATGCTCTGTGTGTAATAACCATCTACACGGCAATATTGTGAATTATCGAGTAAATCTGATTGAGAAAATCGGGCTTGAGCGTGTGGAATTTTTAGAGCGTAAAGACCACCCACCATTAAAACTTACTATCGAACAAATCAAAGATTTAATCAAAGTCTATAAAGCGAAGTGCAAGGAGCTTGAGCGTGTTACCTAGAAAAATTAAAAACAAGTGGTTAGAGCCTGAAAAGCAGAAATGGATCGAAGAGTTGCTAAGGTTATGGGGGGCGTGGGAATTTGGCGGATTGGATTTAGAAAGTCGGGTAAATATGATTTACCGGCTGATGAAATCTGCGGAGGGGGTTAAAAGTCTTTCATCTAGAGAGGTTTGTAACGATAGCCTCGGCACGCTGATCAATGAGATTTTTACGGTAGTCACCAAAAGAGACGTAATGTTAGCTGATATACTCAAACAAAAATACTGGTTCGGGCGTTCGGAGCGGCAAATCGCTATTTATTATCAACTAAGGGACAGCGAGGGTAGAAAAGAAAGACGTTGGAAAGAAATTATTCAAGAAAAATGCAAAAAAGCGGAAAGAATTATTGCAGATATTCTTGAAAGCAAGATTTCATCTAGTCATTCTGCGAATAAATTAAAAAAATATCAATTTAACCCTTGATTTTAGTGCCCATTAGATATATATTTTGTGCTAATGGTGGACGTAGTATAAATGATGTTTACCAGGTTAGAATTTTACAGCCCTGAGCAGAAATGTTTGGGGCTTTTTTATTACCCCGAGATAGTGGGGTGGAGTATGAAGATGCCGGATAAAGATCCGAATGTATGGCTGGTAATTAGTGCATACATTCAGCAAAATTATAATGCCATTACAGGATTTGTAATGGCTTTTTTTATGTCTATGCTCAGGGCGTGGTTTTTACAACAAAAAAGCACTTATCGCCAGCGATTTCTTGATGGTGCAATTTGTGGAGCGTTAACGCTTTCTTGTATGTCGCTATTAACCCACTTTGGCGTTGGCGAAAGTTTATCTACCTTTGCAGGTGGAATGATTGGGTTTGTGGGAGCTGAGAAAATCCGTGAATTTTTATTTGCCTTAATTCGTAAAAAAATCGAAGTAAATGATGTCGGCTTTAACCGAAAAAGTGATGAATAAGTAACGGTGGATATATGTTAATTAGCGAAAGAAAATTTAAACAAGTGTTCCCCAATGCGATTGACGGAATTTATGCCGGAATTGCCAAACACATTGAAAAAGCCGGTTGCAAGACGAAAGAGCAGCAAGCAATGTTTTTGGCTCAATGTGGCGTAGAGTGTGCCGGTTATAAAACCTTTGAAGAGAATTTGAATTATTCCGCTACGGCATTATTAGCCACATTTCCGAAATATTTTACCCAACACAATGTCGTACTTTATGCTCGAGATAAGCGTGCTATTGCTAACCGAGTATATGCGAACCGTATGGGAAACGGCAATGAACAAAGCGGAGACGGTTGGAAATATCGTGGGCGTGGTTTAATTCAAATTACCGGTAAGGCAAATTATATCGAGTTTGCTAAATGGGAGGGATTACCAAGTTTAGTTACCAGCCCTGACCAAATCACGAATAACCTTGCTCTTTGCGTGCAGGTTGCCGTGTGGTATTGGCAAAGCCGCAAGTTGGCAAATTACGGTAGCGATGTGTTGAAAGTAACCAAGTTGATTAACGGCGGTACTCACGGGCTATCACAACGTACGAACTACTATCAAAGATTAATGGCGGCATAAATGAGCAAATATATTTATCTCGTTGCCGTCATTTTGATTTTAGGGCTGTGCGGCTGGGTTTTGCATCAGTCCAAGCAGATTGATGGCTTAAGAGCCGAAAACCAAACACAAGCCCAAACCATTGAGCAGCAGCAAAAAGCCAATCAACGGCTAACCGATAGCTTAGAGCAAGAGCGACAAGCGGTCGAAAAAAGCCAAAAAATTGCAAATGAGCTGCGGAATAAAGTGGAGGTGGCCAAGAATGAAATTACATCAATACTGGCACAAGACAGTTGTGCTAAGGCTGATTTGCCTAATGGTGTTGCTGATAGCATTAAGCGGTTGCACTAGCAAAACAATCGTCAGCACTGAGTATTTATATCCGCCTGCGGCTTACCTTGTGCCGTGCGAGCGGACAGCATTTAGCGGTAAAACCTACGGCGATACGGTGGATTATCTCATTAAAGTAATGGGAGAGCGTGATTTGTGTGCGAGTCAAATTGACCGTATTAGAGAGTGGCAAGCACAGACTAAGCAAGGGTTTAAATAACTTGGCGGATTAAACCGCTAATGAGAGTGGGAGCTTAATTGCTCCCTTTTGTTTTAATAAAAAGTAAATGCTACATGATTTAGCTATGGTTTCGGGGTTGGTTGGATAAAACACCGAGGAAATACCTAAGTGATGTGATTTATATAAAACAAAACCCCGAACATTTGCGGTGTTCGAGGTTTTTTTTATTACCCATTGAAACGGAATGAGTAACAAGTTATGGAAATTATTACATTTTTAACCGTAACCATCAAGGAGATTCTTATGGAATATGGTTTATGGCAAATAAGCCTAGCAGTAACAGTCCCTATTTTGGCGTTCGTGTCGCCAAAGCTGATTAATGCTGTTGCTAATCTATTAAATGCAATGAAGTAAAGGAATTTAACCCAATGGCTAAAAAAGGCGAGGTTAAAGCCACGTCTAAGTCACGTGGTCAACCTACAAAATATAAACCAGAGTACGTTACTCAAGTTGAAAAATTATGTCTGCTTGGCGCAACGGACAAAGATATAGCCGATTTTTTTGAAGTGGCTGAATCTACTATTAATAACTGGAAAATTGAATATCCTGAATTCTTGGAGTCCATAAAAAAAGGAAAGTTATTAGCTGATGCGAATGTAGCCAACAGCCTTTATAAAAGAGCATTGGGCTATGAGGCTCCAGATATTGATATTCGAGTGATTGATAATCAAATTGTTGAAACGCCTTTGATTAAGCATTATCCGCCAGATCCAACATCAGCCATTTTTTGGCTCAAAAATAGGCAGCCTGATAAATGGCGTGATAAGCAAATTCAAGAGGTTTCAGGGACTGTTACCAGCCAAAACATCAACCTATCCAACGATGAATTTAGGGCGATTGCCAAAGAATTATTAGAAAAGGTGTAGTTATGTTTCAGTTTAGTGCAGCACAAAAAATCGTGGCGGCTGAACTGGCAAGAACCGATCTCTATTTTTTCACTCGCTATATGTTTCAGCAAAAGCGGGGTTATCAATGGCTACAAGCACTACATCACGAATTGATTTGTGCCGCGTTAATGCGAGTGTTTCGTGGCGAGTGTAAGCGGTTAATCATCAACATTCCACCACGTTATTCAAAGACAGAAATTGCGATTGTGAATTTCGTGGCGTGGTGCTTTGGACAAGTGCCGGACTGCGAGTTTATTCACGCTAGTTATTCATCTACGCTTGCGGTTAATAATAGTTCAAATATCCGCTCACTTATTCAACACGAAGCCTATCAAGAAATCTTCCCGAATGTCACACTTGATAGTGAAGCAAAAAACCATTGGACAACCTCACAAGGCGGCGCGTTCTATGCCACCGGTGCAGGCGGTACGATAACCGGTTTTGGTGCAGGTAAAGAGCGAGCCGGTTTTGGCGGAGCAATTCTGATAGACGATCCGCATAAAGCTGATGAGGCTCGCTCCGAAGTAATGCGGCAAAATGTGATTGATTGGTTTCAGAATACCGTTGAGAGCCGTAAGAACAGTCCGGAAAACACGCCGATTATCGTGATTATGCAACGCCTGCACGAGAACGATTTAGCCGGTTGGTTATTAAACGGCGGAAACGGTGAAGAGTGGGAATTGTTGTGTTTGCCTGCTATTCAGAAAGACGGTTCAGCATTATGGCCGGAGAAGCACAGTATTGAGCAACTTCGCCAAATGGAACAAGCAGCTCCCTATATGTTTGCCGGTCAATATATGCAACGCCCAGCACCACTTGACGGCGGTGTATTTAAGCCAACGCAAATGCCGATCATTGAAGCGTTGCCGGTAGGTAAAATCAAATGGGTGCGTGGCTGGGACTTGGGGGCAACAGTGGGCGGAGATCCGACCGCCGGTGTTAAGCTCGGCAAATGCGAAGATGGTTCGCTGATCATTGCAGATATTGCACACGGCGATTTAGGGCCGGACGAACGGGATAATATGATCCGCAACACGGCAGCCTTAGACGGGAAAAGTGTGCGTATTAGCTTACCACAAGACCCGGGGCAAGCTGGGAAAACTCAAGCCCTGTATTTAACCCGAATGCTACAAGGCTATCCCGTTAAAACCAGCCCTGAGAGTGGCGACAAGCTCACCCGAGCCGAGCCGTTTGCCTCACAAGTGAATGTAGGTAACGTGAAAATGCTTAAAGGGGCGTGGAATGAGGGATTAATCAATGAAATGCGGTTATTCCCGAACGGCAATCACGATGACCGCATAGACGCTTGTTCTCGTGCTTATGCAGAGCTGTTGGCGAAAGGGTCTTCATATTTTGGTTAATTGCAAAATTTTATTGAAATCCAACCGCTTGTAGCAATACAGGCGGTTTTTTATTACAGAGAGAAATATGTTTGGTTGGTTTAAAAAAGAAGAGCCAAAACAAGAAATAGAAGAGCCTAAATCCTATTGGGCTAACGGTAAATTCTATCGTGGGCAACCGTCTAAACTGTTTCTTGATGTGTTGGCGAATATTGTTCAGAAAAATAATGAAATCAATACCGCACTTTCTGTCGGTCAAGATGGCGATAGTGAATCACGCTTGAAGATGTCGGTGCGAAATCCCGAAGCGATTAGCGTTGCCTTGGCGGATTGGTATGCTTCAAAGGCATTTATCGGGTATCAGATGTGTGCGATTTTGTCGCAAAACTGGCTTGTAGGTAAAGCCTGTGCTGTACCGGCAAGAGATGCTACCAGAAACGGTTTTGACGTGGTGTCTATCAATGGTGATGAAATCTCAGACGAAACAATCAAGCTGCTTCAACGCTTTGATAAAAAATACCGCATCCGCTGGCATTGTGAAGAATTTGTACGCTTAGGGCGTGTGTTTGGTATGCGGATTGCATTGTTTGACATTGAGTCAAGCGATCCTGAATTTTATGAAAAACCGTTTAATTTAGACGGTGTAGAACCAAACAGCTACAAAGGGATTATTCAAATCGATCCTTACTGGTGTGTGCCTATCTTGGTCGGCGGTGAGTTGAATAACCCGGCAAGTCAGCATTTCTACGAACCGACCTATTGGCAAATCAACGGTAAAAAATACCACCGTTCGCACTTGATGATTTTCCGCAATGATGAAGTGCCGGATATTTTAAAGCCTGTCTATATGTATGGCGGTATTTCAACGCCGCAGAAGATTATGGAACGGGTTTACAGTGCGGAGCGAACAACCGATGAATCGTTGGGATTAGTTACCTCAAAACGCACAACCGTATGGCAAACCAATATGGACGCTTTTATGGCGGACTTTGACGGCAATCGGGAAAAAATTCAAGCGTGGATTGCAACTCGTGATAACTACGGTATTAAGGTTGGCGATAAAGACGATGACCAGTTCAGCCAGTACGACACGACATTGAGCGACCTTGATGAAGTGATTATGACTAACTATCAAATAGTAGCCGCTGCTGCAAATGTGCCGGTAACAAAATTACTTGGCACATCACCGAAAGGATTTTCGACTGGTGCGGAAGAGGCGAAGAACTATCACCAAGAGTTAGAGAGTATTCAAGAACACGATTTGACCGAGTTTGTAGAACGTCATCATCAGCTTGTGATGAAATCATTTGGTAATGAGGTAGAAGATACCACAATTAACTGGCGACCGGTTGATTCTCCAACAGCAAAAGAGCTGGCAGAGTTGAATAAGCTGAAAGCCGATACTTACTCTACGCTAATTATGGCTGGTGTAATTGATGGTGCTGACGCTCGAACTGTGTTAGTAAAAGACCGAGAAGCCGGTTTTAATGATTTAGGCAATGTCAGCGAAGATTTAGATTTAACTGAAGAAGAAATCGCATTACTTAATTCGGTCAATGTGGAGCAACTGCAAAATGCACCAGAACAACACGCAGATTGAAGGCAAGCCACTAATAGCCAATGCTTCAACAGGTGAGCGTTATGCCAAAAGCATTAAGCGGTTAATGCGAGCAATGCACAAAGAGGCGTTAAATGGTATTCAATCTTGCTTTGAGGCTTATGCCGAAGATGATGACCTGCCAAAAAACGGCTCGATTGTGGCGCAGTTGCGGATTTTGTTTAGTCGGCTTTTAAGTAAGTATAATCCGATTTTTGCAATTTTAGCCAAAAAAACAACCGCTAGAATGGTGCAGGAGACGCTCAAACACTCTACTGCAACCATTAAGATGAGCTTGAAAGAGGTCGGCAAAGATTTAACGGTTAATCCTGATTTTATGGATGAGCGACTGAAAGAAATTACCCAATCCGGCACGCTTGAAGCGGTATCGCTAATAAAAACCTTGCCCGAGAAATACTTGGGCGATGTACAAAAGGTGCTGACACACTCGATTTCAACAAAGGGGAAAGGCTTTGCGGAATTAAAACCGTTTTTGCAAAAACTCTACAAAGGGAATGAGCGAAAAGCGGAACTGGTTGCTCTCGATCAAACTCGTAAGGTTTATCACAATGTTCAGGCTCATAAATTGCAAAAATTGGGTGTAAAAAAATTCAAATGGCTACATTCAGGCGGTGGGCGTGAGCCGAGGGCCTTACACGTTAAACTAAGCGGTCGGGTATTTTCGTTTGATGACCCGCCTTATATTGGCGATATGTACGGCGAAAAGGTTTATGGTTTGCCCGGTCATCTGCCAAATTGTGCGTGCAGTATGAAGCCTGTCTTCGATTTTGAGGTAGAAAATGATTAACATCACACAATCACATAGAAACCGTATTGAAAGACTGTTTTCGGTTGTCGCAATGGACGATAAATGGATCACAGTTAAGCCTAACGGCGAAAAAGGTAAAGGCTCACCGGTCAAAATTGACGACGAAGGTCGAATCATTGCCGGTATGGGTGGCAAATTCAAAGGCGAGAAAATTAACGAAATTCGTAAGAGTTTTAATGGGCCAAAAACGCCACAGCGAGAAACATTAGAAACAAAGAAACAACTTGAAAAGAACGTTCAGACAGTAACTCGTAAAACTGAGGAAAAGATTAAGAGTGCGGATGTGCCTGAACTACGAAGTTTATCTAAGACGTTAGAAAATATCTCTCGAAGTGCCGTAGCGACTTTAAACAATGAAAGCGTACAGCAAGAATACCTGAAGTTGAAAGGCAAGGTTGATAAAAGAATTGCTGAGTTAGAAAATTTATCTAAACCACTAAGTATAGCAGAAAAAATTAAGGCTTTATCACGTACTCAAGCAAAGGTAGAACGGGTGGAAAAGTCAAAACCTTTCTCTGCTCAAATTAAAGAGATTTATTCCCATCAACGAAATACTGAAGGAGCAAGAGATTTTTCAAAAATAAGTGAAACTGATACCGTTAATTTTGCAAAAGCATTGCAAAAGATTAACAAACAAGGTGGATATTCAGCTCAGAAATTTAATGAAATCGCAACATTTGCGTGGCAAAGAGAAAGTTTTGATGTAAGGCAATTAGGCTTAAATAAGGTTGCTGATGATTATGTCAAAGCAGGTTTGATGAAAGCAGTCGATCCTGATAGGCATATTTATGGACTAACAGAGCAAGGTGCCTATATTGCAAATAGTGTTGCTAATATTGTTGAAAAGGAAAAAGCGAACAATCAACCTAAGAAAAAGGTAAAAGCATTCCGGCTCTTCCTGCTGGGTTAACTCCTGTGAAAATTGTAAATGAGGAGCAGGTAAGCTCTTGGGGAATATCAACAAACAGTAATCCGTCAGCTTCTGGGAGTAATTATGTTAAATCAGAAGCTACAATAAAAAAATCTAATGCTACTTACTTAAATGTCCCATACGCCGAAAAAGGCGGGGCAAAAGCTCTTGGTGCAAAATGGGATAAGTTTAAGAAGAAATGGTATTTACCGGCAGGTAAAGAAATGCCGGAAGGGTTAAAGAAATATGCGACTGATGGTTTTTCAATCTCCGAACGCTTAGATATTTTGTTGCAAAGGATGAAACAATGACACTCGCACAAGACAAAAAAGATATTGACACAAACGGTTGGTTTGAAGTTAAAGACAACCCCCTCAGCAAAGAGGGGGTTTTTCTTTATCGGGGTTCGCAAATTCGATTACCTGACGGCACACAACCACCGGATTTAAACCAACTTTACCCTGTTTACCGCCCTGCTGAGGAGTTGGAAAAGTCAATCCCTAGCTTTCGCTTAATTCCGTGGGTGGACGAACACACGATGTTAGGCGGTGAGGAAATGGGAATGACACCGGCTGAAAAGAAAGGCGTAAATGGGGTAATTGGGGAAGACGTTTATTTTAAAAACGGCATATTATTCGGAAACATTAAGGTGTTTTCAGAACGGTTTGCCCGACAAATCGAGAACGGCAAGAAAGAGCTTTCTCTCGGTTATCGGTGCAGTTATGAACATAGTCCCGGCGTTTGGAATGGGCAGAAATATGACTATATCCAGCGGGATTTAAGGGGCAATCATTTAGCCTTAGTCGAAAAAGGCAGAATGGGGGCAGATGTTCGAGTTATGGATAGCAGTGATGTTGAGCCAAACCACGAACAGTTTATTTTTACTTGTGATTCCATAATGGAGAAAAAACAAATGACATTAAAAGAATTGCTGGAAAACGCAGCAAAACAGATGAATGAAACCTCCTCACTTTTGAGCAAAGCCGCAGAATTGGCGGAAGGTGGTGCGGAAGATGACGAGCCAACGCCTGAGCAGGAGCAAGAGCCTGAAATGCCAAGTCAAGAGTCTGATACTGAACCTGAATTTAATGAAGAGGGGCAAGACGATGAAGGCGATGTGTTAAGCAAATTGCTTGATGTAGTCGAGCGTTTAGATGCCCGTATTGCGAAATTAGAAGGTGGCAGCGGTCAAGATGATGACGATATGCCACCGGAAGAAACTGGTAAGGACGATGACAACAAGCAGTCAAATGAACCAAATGCAATGGATGCGGCGGAAATTACCAGTCGTGCTATCAAAGCTATTGGTGAACGAGATGCTCTGTATAAGAAAGTCTCTGCATTTACTGGGTCGTTTAATGTATCAGCAATGGACTCAGCCGATGCAGTAGCTAAATATGCTTGCTCGAAATTAGGCTTAAAAGCCCCAAAAGGGCAAGAAATGGCGATGATTACCGGTTATATGGCAAACCGTACGCCGGCAAATAAACAGCACCAAGTGAGTGTAATGGACGGCTTACCGGCAAGCGGTAAATCATTCCTTGATGGTCAAATCAATCAATAAGGTAGGTAGAAATGACATTTCAACAAAAAATCAATATTGAACAGGGCTTTGGTGTACCGGGTGATATTCATCTTGATTCCCCAATGCGTGCAGAAAGCCTTGTAATGAACTCAGAGGGTTCACAAAAAAACATTATTGGTTACGCTTTCACTAAAGACGCTGCAACCAATGAGGCAAAAGTAGGCGGTGAAATTGCAAGTGGTCGGGTGTTTGCAGGTATTTTGGCAAACTCCAAAGAATACCCATTACACGGTACAGAAAAAGGCACATTAGAGCCGACATTAGCATTGCCAGATCACAGTCGTGGTGATTTCGTTACGATGGGTGATGTCGTCGTTCGTGTGAAATCTGCGTGTAAGATCGGCGATTTTGTTGTGTACGATGCGACTACCGGCGAACTTTCTACCGTTGCAGATAAAGGCAATTTAGGTGGTAAACAGTTAGTGCCGAATGCGGTGATTTATCGCTATCCGGTAACCAATAGTAGCGGCGGTTTAACCGTAGTTCGTTTAACAAATTAAGGAAATGATAGATGACTAAATCAATTCAAAAAGGGCATATCAGCGGTCGCCGTTTTGCAACTCAAATGGCGGCACAGAAACCGGTGATTGCAATGGACTCTGAAAATGTTAAGGAGTTTGCAGCACTGGCAAAAATCGGTATTGGCTTTAGCCAAGACTACTTAAATAAAGCGCCACAAGCCTGGGCGATGGATGATGTGCAAGGCGGAGTATTTACAGGTAGCACCGGTGCACCGATTCAATTCTTGCAAGCGTGGCTACCGGGTTTTGTTCACGCTGCAACTGCACCCCGTAAAATCGATGAGTTAATCGGTATGACGACCGTGGGCGAGTGGCACGATGAAGAAGTCGTTCAAGGTGTGTTAGAAGCCACAGGCAATGCAGTACCATACGGCGACTTAACGCCAATTCCGTTAGCAAACTGGAACGTAGAATTTGCACGCCGTACCGTAATTCGCTTTGAACAAGGCATTGCGGTAGGTAAATTAGAATCTGCCCGTGCCGGTGCAATGCGTTTAGACAGTGCAGCTGCAAAACGTGTGGCGGCAACCAATGCGTTACATATTGAGCGTAACAAAGTCGGTTTCTACGGCTATAACGATGGCAACTCTCGCACCTACGGTTTCTTAAACGATCCGGCATTATTGCCATATAACACCGTTGCAACCGGCAAAGCAGGTGGCACAAAATGGGCAACTAAGACGTTCTTAGAAATTACTAACGACATCACCATTGCGTTTTCGCAATTAGCCGCCCAATCAAACGGCATTATTGAGCCAAAAACTACGCCAACGGTATTAGCATTACCAACCGGTGCGGATGTATATCTTGGTGTTGTGTCTGATATGGGCGTAAGCGTAGCTTCGTGGTTAAAAGACACTTACCCAAATTGTCGTGTAGCAACTGCTCCGCAATTAGTAAAAGCGAATGGTGGCGTTGATGTGTTATATCTCTACGCTGAAGAAGTTTATGGCGACAGCTCGGACGATGATAATCGTGTTTGGGTGCAAGCCGTACCGGCACAGTTTATGGCTCTCGGTGCTTACCCTGAAGGCAAAATTGTGAAGGAAGATTACACCAACGCAACTGCCGGTGTAATGTGTAAACGCCCTTATGCTGTTTATCGAGCTTCCGGCATTTAATGCAAAAAAACAACAAAAAACGACCGCTCTTTATGAGCGGTTTTTTATTACCTAAACAGGAGAAACATAATGCCTTATATCTATTCAACCTTAACTTGTGATAATGCTTATACCATTTATTCAGACGGTGCAAACGGCTTAAAAGTGCCACAAGGTAGCGTAATTGTTAAAGGTGGCACAGGGATTGCGAATGACCGTTTAATCACACCATTAGGGATTATCACTTCGGTATCGGAAGAAGAACTTAAACAACTCAAAGCAAACCCGATTTTTAAACAGCATTTAGAAAATGGTTTTATTGTGGTGCAGGAAGACGGCAAAGCACAAGATGCTGAAAAAGTGGCTGCGGATATGTCGTTAGACAATAAAGATGCACCGGTTACGCCGTCTGACTATCAAGCTGAGAATGCCGGCACCAAAGTAAAAAACAACAAAGGTAAGTAACAATGAACATCACCGACTTTCGCACAATGTTTCCTGTATTTGATGATTTAGACGATCCAACAATCGAGCTTTGGGCGGAGGTGGCGGAAGAACATTTAAAAGCAAGTTGGGTATTAAACGGCAAGCGGTTAGAGATTGCAATGCGATTAATGACCGCTCATTTACTCCATACCAACAATGTTGTGATAAATGCAGACGGCACAGCACAACAAAATAGCAGCGGTGGTGGCATTGTTGCTTCTGCTTCCGAGGGTAGCGTAAGCGTTTCATTCGCAACACCGCCGACTAAAAACGCTTGGCAGCATTGGCTTGCCGGTTCGCCCTATGGCTTGCAGTTGTGGGCGTTGCTAAAACAATGGTCTGCAGGTGGTTTTTATATCGGCGGTTTGCCGGAACGTAAAGCAGTGCGGAAAGTCGGTGGGGTGTTTGTGTGAGTGCAAAATTTAAAGCAGCGTTGGAGGCACGGATTAAAGCCGTGAAAGACGCAAATAAAAAGGTGGTTAAAGTCGGTATTGTTGGACATCAACGCTATGATGATGGCACGCCTGTTGCTTATGTTGCGGCGATTCACGAGTACGGCGGAATATTTACTGTTCCTGCCAGACAGGCGACTATTTATCGACAAATAGATAAAAATGGCGAATGGACACAGAAAAATGGTAGTCGCTTTGTCAGCAAGAAAAAATCGAATTTTGCGACAGAAGTAACTATTCCTGCTCATACAATCACCATTAAGCCGAGACCTTTTTTTAGACCTGCTTTCTCCAATAATAGGAAAAAGTGGCAAAAAGAAATTTCAAACCTATTAAAGCAAGGGCATTCTGTAGAAGAGGCATTAGAGCTTGTCGGTAGTGTTGCCGCCGGTGATGTATTTGAGGCACTAAGCAAAGTAGAAACACCCAAATTAGCTGAGAGTACAATTAAAGCGAAAGAAAAGCGTTATAAATCTAAATCAGATTACCGCCCAGACAAACCTCTTTTGCAAGTGGCTTGCTTTCAGAATCCATCTCATATGTTGTTGTAGATAAGGAGTAGTTGTGCAACTGACACAATCACACATTGAACGGATTAATCGCTTATGGCTGGCAATGTCATTTGACAGCAAAGAGTGGGACGAAAGCAAACACCCGAGGGCGGCAAACGGGCAGTTTGGGAAAGATGGCTCACAATCTGCAATGAAGTCTGTGAAAGCGAATATCGGGCGAGGTCGCTCAGCGATGAATACCGCAATCGCAGAAAAAAGAACTGTTCATCGTGCAATGTATCATAACGAACTTGGCTGGATTGATTTTGAGTGGGGTGATACTGGAAAAATTAAAGCCAGTGGGAAAACCAAAGGTGCTATGGGTATATCTCACATTATTGAATCTCGTATGAGAAAAGATAATTTAAGTTATGAACAAGCTACCAAAATGCTGACAAAGAATGTCGTGGAAGCCATTGCTAAAGGGAAGACTGTTGATAAGTTCGAGAAAGGAAACGTAACGGCACTTAAAATCGACCACGAGAAATGCCGAGTATCTCTTAGAAAATCAAAAGGCAGTAATGCTTGGATTATTACTGCCTTTGAGTTATTTGAAGATGCAGGTAGCAAGGGGGATGGCAAGACTACCGCTACTGAACATCAATCCTATTCCGCTCGTATTGATGCAGGAGCTTCAAGCAAAAACAGTATAACCCCAAGATCAATTTCTAATCAAGTGAAAAAACGAATAAATTCGCTTTTCCAAAGAAATAGGTAAATGAACAATGAACCTACGCCAAATCGCAAATCGTGCGATCACCACAGTCAATCCGAATATTCCGGCAGTATTGAAACTCAATGCCGGAACAGAAACGGATGACACCGGCAAAAGAGTGGCAAAGTTTGATGAAATCAACGTCAAAATTCAGCCTCAAAGCCTTTCAACCAATGATTTACAGCTTTTTGACAGTCTCGCCCAACAGGGTCAGTTGCTTAATGTTTATATTTCAGGGCAGATTCACGCCCTACGCCGCCTTTCTCAACAGGGAGCGGATAAATTAGTGTTTAAGGCTTTTGGCGAAAAAACGGAATCAGAATGGCTGATTAAATCCGTTGCCGAAAGTTTTCCTAACTGGTGCAAGGTGGTGATATGGCGGCAGAAGTAACCTTAAACACCACTCATAATGATATTTATCGAGAAGTCCGGGCTTATTTGCTCGGGCTTTTTCATTTAGAGGGCGATCAGGTTATTCGAGGCTATAGCAATAACGCACCGCTACCAAATCCGCCGTTTATTTTGATGAATATTATTCACGAACAAGCCTTATCCACTAATGCTTATGATTACAGCATTGATGAAGGCAATGTAGAAGTGATGCAGAGCCTTGAAATTCAGATGCAACTTGACTTTTACGGCGAGACAAGCGGTGAAATTTCACGGAAATTTTGCACATTATGGCGGAATTTATACGCCTGTGAGCGATTGGAGCGTTGCCAGCCGCTTCATTGTGACGAACCGAAATATTTGCCGTTTACCAATGAAGCCAGCGAATACGAGGAGAGATATATGGTAACGGCATATTTAACCTACAACCCTGTGATCACTCACGAACAAGATTTTATTACCAACCCAAGAATTTCTATTCATTCTTTATAGGAGAACAACATAGCTATGTTTCAATCTATTCCTGCTTCCCGGATTGTGAATATCAGTCCTGCGGTATTAAGTGCCGGTGGTTCGCCACTCTCAATGAATGCCGTGTTTTTAAGCAAAAATCAAAATCTGCCGACTGCTCAAGCCGTACCGTTTGCGACTGCTGATGCGGTAGGGGAATACTTCGGCTTCGCCTCAGAAGAGTATCAAGCGGCGGCAGTTTACTTTAAAGGCTTTGACAACTCAACCATCAAACCCGGCACACTGTTTTTCTTTGCCTACAACGAGGCAGCAGAAGGGGCTTTCTTGGTTGGTAATTCAGTAAAAGGGTTGTCATTGGAAGAATTGAAAACGGTTTCAGGCTCTCTTACTATCAATATTGATGGTGTAGAGAAGACCGCTTCGTCAATTAACCTCCGTTCATCAAAAAGTTTTTCGCAGGCGGCAGAAACTATTTCTTCCGCACTGGGCGATGTAACGGTTTCTTTTGATCCGCAGTTGCAATCATTCAAGATTTCATCCGGCACCACAGGTTCATCATCTGCTATCACTTTCGCAACCGGTGATGTTGCAGACAAGTTAGGCTTATCGCAATCAGTCGGTGCGGTTATTTCCCAAGGTAGTGCTGAAACATCGCCGACTGAAACAATGCAGCAGGTGATCAAATCCACTTTAAACTGGGCGACATTTACCACCGTATTTGAGCCAAGTTTAGACGACAAAAAAGCCTTTGCGAAATGGAGTAACGACCAAGATCAGCGTTTCTTGTATGTTGCTTGGGGCAAAGAAGCCGGTGCGGTACAAGCCGGTAATAACACTTGTTTCGGAGCGTGGTTAAAAGAATCTGCTTATAACGGCACAGTTGCTATTTATGGCGGACTAGATAAAGCCGCTTTTGTGTGTGGTGCAACCGCTTCTATTGATTTCACCGAACGACAAGGACGAATTACTTATAAATTCAAAGGGCAAGCCGGTTTAACTGCCGATGTAACTGATGCCACTGTTGCACAGATTTTGGAAGATAACGGCTACAACTATTATGGAGCTTGGGCAACCGCAAACGACCGCTTCTTGTTCTTGTCGCCGGGTCAGATTGCCGGCAAATGGAAATGGATTGACGCTTACATCAATCAAATTCGCCTGAATAGCCAATTACAACTTGCCTTGATTACCTTGCTTACTTCGGCGAAGTCTGTGCCATATAACGCTCTCGGCGTGGCTTTACAACGTGCGGCTTGTCAAGATCCGATTCAAGAGGCGTTAGATTTCGGCTCTATCCAAATTGGTGTGGCATTAAGCGAACAGCAAAAAGCCTTAATCAATAAAGACACCGGAATGGATACCGCCGCCCAAATTGAGGCACAAGGTTATTCACTCTATATTGGCAAAACTTCGGCACAGGTGCGAGGTAAACGCCAGTCAATGCCGATGAAGTTATGGTACACCGACGGCGGCAGTGTTCACGCCATTAACCTTGCTTCTATTAACGTTCAATAACAGTAACAAGCGGTCAAATTCGACCGCTTTTTTGCAAAAAAAGGAAACGAATAAATTATGCGTACAAATATTGATAAAACTCTGACCGCCGCAAACAGCATTCTACTTGTGCGGGCAAAGGGTTATAACAAATCGTGGGTCAAAATGGAAGGATACGCCGCCGATAATGCCTTTGACTTCGGGCAAGGTGCAATCGGCGAAACCGTGATCGGCGTTGATGGTGTGCAATCAGGCGGATTTACGCCTTATGAAGTCGATTTAAATATTCAACTTCAAGCCAACAGCCCGAGCCGTTCTTTTTTTGATGGTGTGATTAACCATATCAACAACAACCAAGAAACTGTGCCGTTTGAATTCTCGTGCGAAATTCCGTCTATCGGCAAACGCTATTCGGCAACCGGCTTTTTAGTGAACATTCCGGGCGGTACGAATGCGAAGAAATTGCTTGAATCTGCGACCTATTCATTCAAAGTCGTGAATAACGGTGCAGAAGATATTTAACCTTTAATGTTCCCAAACAGCTTTAAATCGTGAGTTTACGAGCCTGTAATAAGGTAGGAATGTTGCGGTAATTCACAACCCGATCAGAAATGGTCGGGTTTTTTATTATCCAAAATTCATAAAAGGAAAAAATAATGAAAGCATTAAAAGCAAAATTTTTTGGTTCAGACATTTTAGTTATCAATCAAAATGATAAGCCATATGTACCAATGAAGCAGGTGGCAGAAAATATCGGTTTAGTTTGGCACGCTCAATTTGAGCGATTACAACGAAATGAAGTACTTTCACAAGGTATTCGTGTTATACGAATACCTTCAAATGGTGGTGAGCAAGAAGCAGTTTGTTTGCCGTTACATTACCTTAATGGCTGGCTGTTTGGTGTAAATCCTTCTCGTGTAAATCCCGAGATCAAAGAAAAGCTGATTCGTTATCAAACAGAGTGTTACGAAGTCCTATGGGATTATTGGACAACCGGCATTGCCAAATGGGAGGACATCCGCCAACAACGTGAAAACTTAGAAGAAAATGAAAGTGAATCAAAAAAGCGTGGCAGTGAGGCTGGGCGAGCGTTGCAAAAACGAAAAGTAGAAAAGCATACCTATGAAATTGGCATAGAGAGACTAGATAGAATGGAACAGCTGTTACTTGAATTTTAAAGATATAGGGTAAATTCAGCAAATGGATCTGTTCTTAGATATTTAACCACCTCAGAGGAATAAAAAAATGGCTTTAAAAACAAAAAAAATCACGATTGAAAAGGGACGAGATGCAGGCACGACGTTTTTGATTACGGAAATGCCGATTGCCAAAGCGGACAAGTGGGCTTCTCGTGCATTACTTGCCTTGGCGAGTGGAATGGAAGGTATCCCGTCAGCTTCGGAAGGGATGCTGGGAATGGCAAGAGTTGCACTAGCGGCTTTTAAGCAGATTCCGGAAGAAAAAGCCTTACCGTTATTAGATGAACTATTGGATTGTGTAGAAATCGTGATGGATAGCGGCTCAACCAGACCGATTGATTTAGCGATTGGTGATGTGAGTGACATCACAACGCTTTGGAAATTGCGAAAAGAGGCGTTTGCGTTGCATATTGATTTTTTGGATCTCGAACTTACCCCGATCTCGGAGTAAGTAAAGAAAGCAATGCTGTTGCGTATGTGAATGTAAGTTCGGTTGTTGGGGTTGTGGTAAGTAGTAAGCTGGCAACCTTGCACGAATTACAGACTATTTATGGGCTGGAAGATGCTCTAGATCTAATTGAAGTGTTCAGCGTGGATACTTATAACCATAGGGATAATAAATAATGTCAGAAGTTATTGATACATTAGCGATAGAAATTGCGGCGAATGATAGTTTTACGGCAGTAGCAAAGCCGTTATTATCCCTATTGGAACGTTTAGAGGGAGCGGTCAATAAAAACACCGAAGCCTTAGACAACCACGGGAAAGCGGCTGAAAGTGCCGCCAAAGGCACTAAAAAGCTCAATACTGAGCAGGGTAAAGGCGAAAAATCCACTAAAAAATCGACTAAAGCCCTGCAAGAGCAGGAAAAGCAGATCAAGAAAAATGAAAAAGTCGCTAAGAACTTACTGCAAGCGATTGGCGGTTTTACCAAAGCGATTGGTGCATTAGGCACAATGATTTTGGCTGGCGTTGGACTTGACCGCCTTGTGCTTGATACAGCCAAAGCTAACAAAGAATTGGCTATGACATCTAAGAACCTGGGAATGACCAGCCAATCGTTAGCAGCTTGGCGAGGTGCAGCAGAGCTTTCAGGCGGTTCTGCACAGGGGCTTACCGGTTATCTGAATAACCTTTCTGCCGGTCTTACCCGTTTAACTGTACAAGGTGATGCCTCTGTTACTCAGTTTTTTTCTCAACTGGGTATCAATCTATTAGACGGCTCACAAAAAGCCAAAAAACTTGAAGACATTATGCTGGAATTGGCAGACAAATTCAGCTCAATGGATAGAGTAAAAGCCTTTGGCATTGCCCAGCAAATGGGGATTGATGAAGGTACGTTTGAAATGCTGGCGCAGGGCAGACAAGGTCTTGAAGAGCATTTGCAGAAAACCGCTAAAATCTACAAATCCAATCAACAGGATTTAGAAACCGCACGCAAACTGACCGCAGCAACTGCCTATTTAAACCAGCAATTTGAAGGTTTAAAGCTGATGATTGCCAATGCCGCAATGCCGGTATTACTCAAAATTGCCGATGTAACCAATGCGTTTTTTGAATATTTGCAGAAAAATGAAAACCTTGTAAAGGGGGTATTTTATGGAATTGCGGGGGCGATCTCTATTGCTCTAATCCCAATGCTTATTAGCGGTGCAAGTGCTGCTTTAGCGTTTATTGCTCCATTCCTGCCAATGATTTTAATTGTTGCGGGGTTAGCAGCAGCTATTGGATTGCTCTACGATGATTATGAAAAGTGGGCGAACGGAGGTACTTCGCTATTTAACTGGGGATTATTTAAGAAGTGGATTTTTGATGCAGATTTTACCGTTGGCAATCTGAAAAATGCGTTTGCCGATTTATTAACCGGTTATAAATCTTGGGAAGACGCGGTTAATGCTGCTAAGTCTTGGCTAGAACTTAAAGGCTTTACCAAAGATGGGAAGATGTCTATAGATAGCTTGGCAACAGGTTTCAAAAATGTGGCGAAAGATATATATAACTCGCTTCTTCCTGCACTAGATAAAGTATTAAATGTCATCAACCTATTACTTGATGGAGAATTTGTTGCAGCGTGGGACGCAGCAAAAGAGTTAGGGAAAGACGCGTTTAATGCCGCAGTAGATTTTGTTGGTGATAATATTGTTGGTGATGCACTGAAAGGTGTCGGTGGAATAATAGATGCTGGCGTTACTAATATAGAAGAGGCTGTCAATACGGGTAAAAAATATTGGAATGGCGAGATTACAGGCTCAGAAGCTCTTAAAGAAGTAACAGGGAATTTTGCCAAGAATGCTGAGAAAGCAGTCGATGAGGTTGTTAATTTTGCAGATAACGCCATTACAAGGGTAGAAAATGGATTTGTTCGATTTGTGAATATTTGGGGCGGATTTGACCCAGATGAAGTTGGTCCTACCGGTAATGAGAACAAACTGATGGATAGCAAGAAAGGATTTAGTAAAGGAAATTTTGTCTTTGAGGGGCAACAATCTGTTAAAGGTCTTACGCAAGAAGAAACAGGGGCATTGGCTGCTCAAATGGTGAAGCGTGAAAGTGGTGGAAACCTCAGAGCGGAAAATCAATACGGCTATTTAGGATTATATCAGTTTGGTGCGGCCGCATTAGTTGATGCAGGGTTAATTGATGATGCAAAATATAGAGCAGCAGTAAGAAAACACGGTAAAGGATTATCTAATGGTTCTGATGCTGATGTTCACAAGGCATTTTTAGCAGATTCAAGCAACTGGACTATTAAAGGTGGTCGAGAAGCTTTCTTAAGCAATAAAGCTATTCAAGATAATGCAATCGTAGCTCTTATGAATAAGAATGTTGGATATTTAGGCTCTACTTATCAAGGTTCTGCGGAGCATAAAGCTGGATTATTGATGGCAGCTCACTTAAAAGGAGCTGGCGGAGCGAAAGCTTTTGCAAATTCAGGTATAGATAGCTCAGATGGGAATGGAACAAAAATATCTGATTACTATAATACAGGGCGAAAGGCGATTCAGTTAGCTAAACAAGGTAAATCTATTCAGAGCAAGCCTATCAATTTGAATACGCCAGTTGGTGGCTATGCAGTAGCAAATGCACTAAAAGCTAATCAGCATACCTTTACCACAATGCAAAACTTGGCTCAACCGCAAAATATTAGCAACAACCAAAAAACAGAAGTTGCATTTAATGGGGGAATTCATATAAACTCAACAGCGGGAACACTTGGCGGAACAGCTCAAGATTTTGTTAATGGGGTGCAAAACCGAGTGAATGTGATGCAATTTAATACGGGATTGTCATAATGAAAAGAGCATTTATCCTTTTACCTATAATTTTTTCTTCCAATGCTTTTGCTGATGAGATGTTGTTTTCTTGTTTAACAGAAAAGAATAATATCATTAGTCTCATCAACAAAGGGGATATGGTTGAATATCAAGTTGCTAGCGCTAAAACGGATAAAATTACATTTTCATTTGAACAGCCAATAGGGAATATCAATCTTTCTTCTTCTGTTGAGCAAGGTGTTACTCAAAAGGTGTATCAGATATCAAACAATGGATATAGATACGATCTTGTTGTGTGGGAAAAAGAAAATAATAAACTCCCTGTTGGGGTAGAGGCTAAAGATCCTAGCGGCAAAACAGTATCGACTAATCGTTGTAAGGAATTTATAGATTTCATAAATAGCGATACTGATAATAAAGCAGAGGAAAATACTTCGAGCAATGAACCTGTATCCAATCAGGTTTATGAAGAAGGGATGTATCGTGTCGGGCGAGATATTCCAGCAGGAGAGTATAAATTAACAACCACAAATAAAGAGCGTGGTTATTTTACAATTTATTCTAGCTCTGAGCGTGATTCTGTAATTGCTGTTGATACTTTTAAAAATTCAACATATCTCACGGTGAAAGAAGGGCAGTATTTAGAACTTAGAAATAGTAATGCACAGCTTGTGGAATAATCCGGTTAATTTGAGGTCTATTATGTTTAAATTTAAAAAACAATCTAATCAAAGTAGCAGTAACCAAGAAAATAATAAAATATCTATTGCTGATGAATTGGACAAACTTGTTTCGTTAAAAGAGAAAGGTATTTTATCAGAACTGGAATTTGAAAAAGAAAAAGATAAGTTGTTAAATGGAGCTAAATATCAAGCTCAACAACCTACGTTTATTATTCAAAACTCAGCATCTTCATCTTCGTCAGCTTCTGCAACTGCGGTGGTTAAGCGTTCGGGTTGTTTATCTAGCATAATCAAGGCTCTTTTGGCTCTATTTGTAATTTTCTTGATATTAGATTTTATAGCTTGGTCTTCAGGGAATAAAACAGCGTCAGAAGTAAAAGCTAAACAACTAATCTCTGACAAGCAATGCAATCAGCTAATAAAAGATCTGATTTATCACAAACACGCTCAAGATATTTGTCTTGTTGAGGCGAAACTGGGAGAATTTAATTCTAATTTAAATGGAGATAGTTTTGCTGAATACTCAACTCGTAATGGCTGTCCTCAATTACCTGAAAATGTAGCTTATAAATTACAAGAGGAAACATCTTTAAATTTCATAAATGCTCTAAAATCTTCACCAAGCAAAGTTGAGTTTTGTAAAAAAGAACTACCTTATTTTAAAAAGCTAGTTCAGAAATATGCTTCATAATAAAATGAAAACCATAAAAAACGAGTAAAACTACTATAGAGTAGAGCCCATTATGTTAAATGGGCTTTTTTATTACCAAAAACAAACCCCAAGAGCCGCAAACTCTTGGGGTTTTTCATTTAACCATTAATACGGAATGATTAAATAAATTATGAGCAATTATAGCAAAACAAAGTTAAAAATCCACTTAAAAAAGGGGTTAGAAATGGAAACAAATGCAAGTCCTATTATGCGTGGTGCGATAGCTATTTCAATCGTACTTATAGCGTTGGGCGTTTTTGCCTTATGTGTAACACCGTTAGCAAATGTGTTGATTGAGATGATAAAATAGCTTTACAAACCAAAATTTGAGTAGTACTATTTCCCCATAGGCGTCGAAACCTAAACAAACAGCGGCAATCCGCACCCGTCAGACAAGCGGTTTTTTTGTGTCTAAATTTTGCGATCTTTTTCCAGCCATTAGAAAAAGATTGTACAGGCTCAATGTCGAGAGGGCGGAGAATACAATACCCGAAAGGGGAATAATCCCGACCGTCTGTTTGCGGTTTTCGAACCTCTCGGCACCCTATTGAATAGGGAAAACTAAACTTCGAAAAAACAAACAGGAGCAGACTTATGTCTAATCAAATTACTACTCAAACTCTTTCTTTTTACGGTTCAGATCTTATTACTTTAAAAGTTGAAGATGTTATTTACACGGCAGTTCGCCCGATTGTTGATGCACTAGGCTTGTCTTGGGGTTCTCAACAAAGAAAACTTGAGAATTCCAAAGAAAAATTCAGTTGTACTCATATGAAAACAACGGGATCAGACGGCAAAACTTATGAAATGCTCTGTATGCCAATCAAAAAACTCAACGGCTGGTTGTTTAGCATTAATCCTGAAAAAGTGCGGGTAGATTTAAAAGAAAAAGTGATCTGCTACCAAGAAGAGTGTTTTGAGGCACTCTACAACTACTGGCACTTAGGCAAAGCGGAGCGTTTGCAAAATTCAGCGGAAAATCAGACCGCACTTCCCGAGCCAACCCTCACAGCAGAAGAGCAAAATATGCTACAAAATGCGGTAAAAGCCACGCACGAACGCACCAAGCTCAGCTACGGCGAAATCTGGGCAAGAACCAAAAACAAATTCAGGGTGGCTGAGTACAAGCAAATCAAGTGTAGCGATTTACGAGACGCTCTGATTTATGTAGCCAGTATGCAACCTGCCTGTATTGATAGACCAAGACAGACAATCAATGTGGATTGGTTCAATATGATGAACTTCGCCTTGCTACTGAAACAATACCACCGTTTCACCAAAGATTTACCGCATATCCACACCTACTTGTCGGCACTACCCGAGCACAGTGCAATGGCAGGATTGCTGAAAAATCACCTGACAGAAATGAAGAATAACGACCGGTTATTCACCGACAGTATTTTGTCGCTCTCTGAAATCTCGAACCATTTCCTACCGCAAGACCAATGGAAAAGCCTAATGCGGATTTTTAGCGAAATGATTGTGGAGTAATCCCAAAAGCCCCCCCTGACTGCTATTTCTACTGAAATTCGGCAGGGGTTTCTTACACCCAAATTCAGAGAAACAGACGATGAAATACGCAAAAATCATTCTATTTTTAACCGCCTTTGCTATCTCTGCTGACTACTTAGAGTTAGGCAATGACTGCGACGGAAAAATTTGTACAGCTCAACGTTAATTAACCCAACCGCTTGTTCCGCAAGCGGTTATTTTTTTGGAGAAAATATGACTTGGAGTTCTGTCGGCATACCGAGTGTGCCGGGGTTACCGAAAAATATCGGCGATGCGGCAATAAAATTCGGTGGTGCGTTGGGTATCAATTTATTATTTGGCAATTATTGGGGAGTGTTCGATCAAAACGGCATTCCTCTTTTACTTGCGGATAATGTGAAATCGGTGAAATATCAGAGCCGTTCAAAGATTTCTACCGCACCACTCGAAAAAGGCTCATTTGCCGCTTACAACAAAGTGATCGAGCCTTATACCGTGAATGTAGTAATGACAAAAGGCAGTGGCGGTGTGAAAGAACGAGGGGCATTTTTAGCCCTTGTCGATGCCTTTGCCAACAGCACTGATTTATTTATGGTGATCACTCCTGAAGCTATTTACCCGAACTGCAATATCGTTGGTTATGACTATGTGCGTGAAGCCGGAGACGGTGCAAGGTTGATTAAAGTAAATTTACACCTGCAGGAAATTCGAGAGGTAGAGGTGGAATACACGAAAACTAAAGCAGAATCGGCAGAAGCTGTGCAAGAGCAAGGGAATGTAACGCCAGAGAAAGTAAATACTGAAGCCGGCAATACTTCAGTCCTTTTTGATATAGGACAAGAGATCGGTGATATGAAAGAAACATTAAAAACCGAGGGGGCCGGTGCAGTTATTGATAAACTGAAAGATGGCTTGATGAACGCCGTTGGAATGGGAGGTTGATTTTGGACTTATATCATATTCCACTTAAAGCGGTGGCAAATCAACGAGTACGCTGCCAAATTGAGGGACAAGAACTCGAAATCACCTTGCATACCCGTTTGGAAGAACAGCTTTATATCAGCATAAAATGCAACGGTGTAGCGGTGGTGCATAACCGAATTTGTCAAGATTTAACGCCTTTAATTGATGTAGGTTACCTGCCGATGAAAGGCGTTTTGTTTTTTAAAGATATGCAAGGGCGGCAAGCTCCGCATTGCAAAGAATTAGGCAAAAGATACCGCTTGTTTTGGGGGGCGTAATGTCAAGTTTTACCAAGAAAAAGCTGAAGTTTTCTTTTGTGCTTGGACAGCAAGATCCGCATTTTGACAAAGATGAAAATAATACGGTGATTGTTAAGGGATTGAGGGCGAGTGTCACAATTCAAAGCGGACACGGTGCACTAATGCCGAGTGCAAAGCTAATGATATACGGGCTTGGTCAAAAGGTAATGAATAAATTGGCGAAAATCCGCTGGAATACTGATGACGCTAAGCTGAATTACGTCAGAGTAGAGGCAAGCCAAGATGGGGGAGAAAGCTATATATTGGTTTATGAGGGCGTTATTCAATATGCCTATCCGAATTATGGTTCAAGCCCTGAGGTGATCTTAACGATTGATAGTACATCAGCTTTACAACACAAAATTAGACCGGTTCCGCCATTAAGTTTTAACGGTGAAGTTGATGTGGCTTCAGCGGCCGCTCAAATTTGCCAAAAAATGAGTATGCAATTTGAGAATAATGGTGTAACAGAGAAAGTGAGCAACCCTTACTTGTCTGAAACCGCTTTAGATCAAGTTTTTAAATTATGTGATGCCATCAATGCAAAAGCGGTCGTGGAATTTAATACGATTGCTATCACGCCGCAAGGTCAAGCAAGAGATATTTTAGTTCCCGTTATTTCGCCGAGTAGCGGATTAATTGGATATCCAACCCCAACCATTACCGGCACAAGGTTTCAATGTTTATTTGATCCTGTTATACGCGTCCAAGGGCTTGTGGAAATTAAAGACAGTTTAGTTGAAATTTGTAATGGCAAATGGCTGGTTGTTGGATTAAGCCATTATTTAGAAAGTGAAGTATCAGGAGGGCGTTGGTTATCAGAAGTCGATGCCATTTACCCCGGAGGTGTGAAAATTGTCAAATAATTTAGGTTTACTAAAGCCCGATCAAGTTTTAGGTGGCACAGGCGAATTTGAATTTATTATTTCCGGCATTGTGAATCGAATTCAAACAGTGACATTAGTGCAAGTGATTGCGGTAAATGCAACCGGCATCGGACCGGTCGGCACGGTAGATGTGCAACCAATGGTGGCACAACTCGACGGTAGTGGCAAAGCGTATGCACACGGTGTAATCCACAATATCCCTTATTTTAGACTTCAGGGTGGCAGCAATGCGGTTATTATCGATCCGGAAGTAGGCGATATTGGAATGTGTGGTTTTTGCAGTCGTGATATTTCCTCAGTGAAAGTGAACAAAGCCCCCTCGACCCCACAAAGCAGACGAAAATTTGATTATGCAGATGGCTTGTATTTTGGCGGTTTTCTTAACGGTGTGCCGAGCCAATATCTCTTTTTCAAAGATTCGGGCATTGAGTTGGTTTCTACCGGTGAAATTTTGCTAAAAGGCACATCAATCAAATTAGATGCCCCTGTTGAAACTACCTCAACAGTAAACGCTGCCGGAGATATTACCGATAATGCCAAATCAGGAGGTAAATCAATGAAAAATATGCGACAGGTTTATGATACGCACACGCACAATGGTGGGCCACAACCTGACCGGAAAACGGGGTAATGTATGACAACGTTATTTTTACACCCGCAAAGGTGGGATTTATGCCTTGATGATGAGGGGAATATCGCTTATGCAAAAGATCCTTATGCTAAAGCTCAAGATGTGGCAAGTGCCATAAAGCTGTTTAAAGGCGAGTTGTATTATGACACGGAGAAAGGGATTCCTTATTTTGATGAAACACTTGGGAAGAAGCAATCTCTAGCATTATATCAATATCGCTTAGAGCAAGCAGCCCTCAGAGTTAAAGGAGTGGTTTCTGCCAAAGCAAATATTGAAAGCGGAGCCAGTCGGGAAGTGACCGGCTCTGTGACTTTTACCGATGAACAAAATAGACAGATGAGCGTGAAACTATGACGATACAGACGAATGTGCCATCAATTCAGTTTACACCGCAAGGCTTAATTTTACCGAGCGAACAAGAAATTCTAAACGGTGTGCTGGCGGACTTTAATGCGGCATTTGGTGGTGGACTAAGCCAAAACTTAGAAACACCACAGGGACAACTTGCCAGCTCGATAGCTGCGATTATTGCTGATAAAAATAATCAAATTGCGTGGCTAGTGAATAATCTTGATCCGACTTATTCCGACGGCATTATGCAAGATGCTATTGCTAAAATTTATTTCGTAAAACGAAAAGGGCGAGTGAACTCTTTTGCCACCTGTCAATTTGTTGGTTTACCGGGTGTAACTATTCCAAAAGGGTTAGTTATCAAAGATACCACCAATAATGAATGGATATTAGATGAAGAGATCAGCATATTAGAAAACGGCACTGTGGAAGGACGTGTTATTGCTAACGGTGTTTATGGTGCAAAAGCTAATACGATCACAAAAATTCATCAATCGATTATCGGGCTAGACCGTGTTACCAACCCACAAGATGCGGTTGTTGGTACAGAACGGGAAAGCAGACAGGATTTTGCGGAACGATATAGAGAAAGCGTAGCTATGAATGCTCAAGGTATGCCATCTGCTGTGCATGCTAATGTAATGAAATTAGAAGGAGTGATTGATTGCTATGTTATTGATAATCCTACAAACAAAACAGTAAAACATGGAGCAACTGGATATCCTATAAAACCTCATAGTGTTTATGTTGCTGTAAGAGGAGGAAATGATTTAGATATTGCAAAAATGATATGGTTATATTCTGGTAATGGATGTGACTTTAATGGTAATACTGAAATAGTAGTCACTGATGATACTTACGTTACTCCTAAGCCAACATATTACATCAATTTCATGAGACCTTTGGATACGCCAATTTTCTTTAGGGTAAAAATTAAGTCTGGGCTGGTTGGCGATTATCTCAATGAGATGAAAGAAGCAATTAAAATGCAATTTGATCAATCTTCTCATCGCAAGATTGGTAGAATTTTTTATGCAATGAATTACGTTTCTTCGATCATTAAATCTTTTCCTAAGGATTACTTGCTTGATGTTGAAGTAAGTAGTGATGGTGTTAATTTTGAGAATAAGGTTCAGCTGGGGATAGATCAATACCCCATTCTTTTTTCGGAAAATATAATTTTGGTGGAAGAATGAATAAACCTCATCTACAAAAAACAATCATTAGTCAGTATGCAAACAGTCCAATTATGAACCGTATCATTCAATTTGCTGATGAATATCTTGAGACAAAAGATTGCTTCAGGCAGTTCTATAATATTTATTGGGACATTGATACTGCTGAAGGTGTTGGACTTGACTTTTGGGGAGTGGTGCTTGGGTTATCTCGTTTTGTAGAAATTAATGACCAAACTACCTTTCAAGGTTCCAGTATAGCCTCGACTGAGCTAAAGGATAAAGTTAACCCAACTAGCTACAGGATGAATGATGCAATGTATAAGTCAATGCTTTTTGTTAAAGCAATGACGAATATTGTGTATGCAACAGCACCGAATATCAATAAGATCCTGCAGATACTATTTAAAGAAAGAGGTCGAGCTTACTTTGTTAAGTCGGGAACAATGACGGCTAGGTATGTTTTTGAATTCAAACTGCTGGATGTAGAAAAGGCAATAGTTATGACATTACTACCTCGTCCAACCGGTGTGCTTTGTGACTTTTATGAGCCAGAGCAATTATATACTTGGGGATTTAATGAAAATGAGTTAGCTCCATTCGGGCAAGCTGCTTTTTATATTGGCGATAAAAACTAAACAAATTAAATTATTCATTAACTTAACCGTTTATGGTTCTTATTCCATAAACGGTTTTTTGTTGGAGAAATCATGGAAAACTTAAAGCTACTCACGCATCCTTGGGCTGAAAAGGGATTAAAAAATGAAATACCACTGAATCGAGAAGGTTCAGGAGTTACATCCGCCACGGCGACTTACGAAGATGGTTTCCCGGATGTAACTATGAAGCCTATTCATGAAGGAGGAAAAGCACCTTCGGGTAAGGATATGAACGGAGTGTTATATGAGTTATCGACACATATTGTCCACCTTAATAAAGGTTGCCTTTATCCATTTGAAATGGACTTTTGTAATGCTATAGGAGGATATCCAAAAGGTTCACTATTAATTAGCAATGATAAAGGAAAGCTATTTATTAGCTTGATAGACAACAATACAACTGATTTCAATTCCGAAAATTACTTCGGGAAGTGGGATTGCATTTCTACTCAGGATTTACTTAATTCTCCTGACGGATTTAAGTTCATCGGTCAATGTGAATCTATTGCTCAATTACGCACCATCGAGCCAACAGAAGACCAACAACGCATTTTGGTTAAATCCTACTACGCTGGGAAAAATTTAGGCGGTGGAGAGTTTTATGCTGATTTTGCGGATACCACAACCGCAGACAATGCCGGCACGGTGATTGTGACGGCTGGTGGCAAACGATGGAAACGAGTTTATTCAACACTCAATATCTTTGACTTTGGAGTCAGCTTAGACAGCGTGAATAACGATGCCATCAAGCGCTTGCAAGCGTGGCAAGAGCCGGTTTTAGGGTTGGGGAATGTGATTCCGGCAAGTTCAAGAATTGTGCCGGCTAGCCATATCTCACAAGTAGCTTATAGATTTAACGGTATTGATTACTTGTCTGAGGATTATTATAAGGCGGACTTATCACAAATTACCCGAACAGGTTATTATACAGCTTGGACTCAAGATAAAGCATTTGTTCATAATGGAGTGATTTATGCCCCCTTTATGTTGGCTTTCCGCCACGGCTATGATGACTTGCGTATTGCTTGGGTCAAATCCTTTGATAATGGCAATACTTGGACGACGCCAGAAATTTTAATGGACTATCATCCGCAAAATCCAACATTGGGTTGGCACTGTTTTTCTATGGGCATTGTTGGAAATCGGTTATTTATGCTTGTAGAAGAGCGTGATGTGGCGAGTAAGAAAATGGTTCGGTCATTCTTGTATAGCCGAGTAATGACTAAGAATTTTTTTGTAACAGGTGGCATTTCGCAATCCGGTAATGTAGTAACCGTAGAATTAGAAGAACACGGGTTATTTGTAGGCGATTCCATTTCGTTCTCCAATAGCGGAATCTCCGGTGTGAGTGGCAAGATGACAGTCACCTCCGTATTAGACGCAAACCGTTTTACGGTGATGAATAGCAAAGAACAGACTATTACCAACAACGATAGCTGGCTTTGTGCAACCTACTTTGAAGATAACCAATGGCAAATTCAAGAATTAAGCACGTTTGCCAATAGTGCTGGCGTTGCCGCTACGCACTTGCATAGTTTTTGCCCAGTGAATCGTTCACAGTTCGCCTTCGGGTTTCATAATGGTGATGCTTCACCTCGTGAAATCGGCTTTGTGAAATGTAGCATCAACTGGGCAACAGGTAGAGTGACAACGGATAAGATTATTCTTTCTGAAACGTTAAGTCGGGCTGCCGCTGAGCCTTGTTTGCGATATTACAAAAACAAATTATTTTTAACGACCCGGTCACAAAATCCGAATGTAGGGTCACTTCTAATTCGTTGTGACTTAAACGGGGAAAATATCAGTTCATTCAATATTTCCACGGAAAAGATTCACTATACCAATATGCCATTTCATATTGAGAATGATGTGATTTATATGTTCGCCGCCGAACGAGCGGAAAATGAATGGGAAACAGGGCAAAGCGATAAAAGTGGCAACCGCTATCGAGCAAATCGTCCACGAATGTTTTTGCTTAAGCATAGATTAAGCGATTGGGGCAAACCGGAAAAAACAGAAGTTCAGGTTATTTCGCAAGGCATTTATTCCGGCGAAGCAGCTAACAGTGCGTGCGGTGTGGGGTCGGTTGTGTATAAAGATGGGGTGCTTTATTGCTTGTTCGGCGATGAGGATTACCGCAACAGCCACTCACTCACGGAAAACGCTAGAAGAGCTAACAACGCCCACATTGATAGCGGCTACCAGCCAGAGATTTATGCTTTACGTATTGTGTTAGATAAAACGCTATCAGGTTTAACTGATAGACCGTTAAAAGGAGCGGATAATTTACATTTACCCGTTTTCCGTGGCGTAAATGGCGTGCGGACAATTCAAAGCCCCATAGAATTTGACGAAACAACACTCTTTAACAAGTTAGCCTCTTTTGTGTCTATGCAAGTCCAAAAAATCTTAGCTACAGGCGATGATTATGGTATGTACGGCACAGATTATCTAAATGGCGTAAACCGCCTTTATTTGTCTAGTACACATAAGGCAAATAGTCAGAACGGCTCAACAATCACGCTACACAATGATAAAAGCGAAGAGGGTAGCATTATTGACTATAGAGCAACTGCCCATAAATTTTTGGGAGGTGTGCATATTAACACAGGGGTGATTAATACTCCGCCCGAATCAGCGGGAAACACAGAAATTGTCAATGCTAAGTGGGTTAACTCGCAAATCGAAAAAAATAACACCGAAAAGGTGTTATTTAGTGGCTCTACACAAGAGCCTGTGTCGGTGCAGGTAAGTAGTTTGCGAGGCGAAATCCACGTGTTGGCAAGTATTAGAGGCGTAAAACGTTGGGATAGCTTTAGCCTCTGGAGCAGCAATAATACCTATATCGGAGCATCAGAATATGGGGGCGAAAATGCAGATAGAGACTATGGCTCATTAATTAGAGTTAATATTAACGACAGAACCTTAACGCTAACCCCAACCTCAACATATTTGCCAACAATTAAAAAAATTATACACCTAGGAGCATAAATGAGAGTTTACTTTAAAAAGTCAAATCTTAAAGAATATGTGATTTGGCCTGTGCCAACTAATACTAAAGACTATTATCAAGTCGAGGTGGATAGCGAGAGTGATTTATATGGCAAAACAGCGGTAAAAACAAAAAATGGGATTGTATTGGTAGAGTCAGCTCCAACCAGTTATCACAAGTGGAGCGGGACAGAATGGATAATCAGCCCAGAGCAACAAGCGATCAAAAAAAACGAAGAAATTGCAATAATGCGAGAGCGTATCAACGCCTTGCGTGATGAGAAATCGGCAGGCGGCGTGTTTGTTGAGCAACTAGGCAAATGGTTTGATTCAGACGACAAAGCCCAGAAAAAGCTGTTAGGCTTAAAAGCGACAATGGATTTAATTGGCACAGAGATGACTGTCGATTGGACTTGTGCCGATAATACCGATTTTGAGGGATTCGGCAAAGCTCATTTAACTGCTGTCATTGCTGCAATTCTGCAAGCCGAAAACCACAATCATACCATTGCTCGCCAGCACAAGGCGGCTTTAGAGCAAGCTGAAAATCCGCTTGAATATGATTATTCGGCGGGGTGGACGAAAACTTATGCTGATTATTTAGAGGAGCAAGCTAATGTATAAAGTCTATTTAGCACTTTACAAAGGCTCGGGTGGTAGCCTATATGACTATTTCACAGATTGGTTAATTCGCAAAGCCACTAAAGGCAAATATTCGCATTGCGAAATAGCAGTACAAAAGAGTGAGATTAAAGACCACTATCACAGAGAAGTGTGGTATGAGTGCTACAGCTCCAGTCCTCGTGACGGTGGAGTAAGACAAACTGTGATTAACCTTGACGATGGCAAATGGGATTTAATTGAGCTGCCAAACGTACACGAGCAACAAATTAAAGCCTATTTCGCCGGCACAAAAGGCAAGCCTTATGACTGGCGAGGCGTGTTTGGGATTGTATTGGGGATTAAACAAAAGCGGGATAAGTACTTTTGTTCGGAGTGGTGCTTTAACTTAATTAAGCAAAGCGATGAGGGATGGAGATTTAGCCCTAATCAGTTGGTTGCAATTTTCAAAAAAGGATAA